TTAATTAAAATCAGATAGATTATGTACTTGTTTGTATTCTTCAACAGTATACATTTTTAAATTGCCATCCTTCATGGTACAGATATGGGTAGAATTTTCCAGAGCAGCTTTTAAGTTGTGCTCTACAGCTAGAACCGTTATGGATTGGTGCCTATTTAAATGTTTTATTATACTGTATATTTCTTTTTGACTTGGAACGTCTATTCCAGTAGAAGGTTCATCAAATATTAGGAGTTTAGGGTAGCCAATGAGAGCTCTTGCTATGAATATTTTCTGACGCTGGCCGCCAGAAAGATTCCCTATAAGTTTATTTTTAAAATCACTCATTCCAACAGAACCAAGACATATATTTGCAGATTTTTTATTTTTTATTTTTAAAACTTTACTATGACATCTCATTAGTTCTGAAACTGTAATTGGAAATTCAGAATTAAAATTATCTACTATTTGAGGTACATATCCAATTCTTTCAGCTGCTATGTGTATACTGCCGCTTAAAGGATTTAACAGTCCCAAAATCAATTTTACAAGGGTAGTTTTAGCGCTTCCGTTTTCACCTAAAATTGAAACATAGTCTCCATCTTGAATATTTAAGTTTACTTTATTTATTAAATAAGGACATTTGCCTGTATAGGAAAATGTCAGATCTTTAATTTCTATCATTAATGAGTTCCTCCATTTATATTAAATGTACACGATAGGTGCAGTACATATGAGATCAACATATACTATTATATAACTAGTTGCGAACTAGTTGCAACTAAAAATATTAATTAATTTTTAATTTAATCTTTAATGTTTTTAGTTGTGTATGTATAATGAAGACTATCTACTTTACTTCTTAGTCATAAGGTTTTATTATACTATAAACTTATTTATTTGGGACATAATTGCAAATGGTATACTAAGACATTATCACAAATCAATCATAAATATTGAATAAAAAATAAAAAAAGTGTTGACTAATTGTTGAGCAGGATATATAATATTAAATGTTGATTGCGAAAATTAAATATGGTCCCTTGGTCAAGCGGTTAAGACGTCACCCTCTCACGGTGAAATCAGGAGTTCGATTCTCCTAGGGACTACCAAAGATCAAAGAATGGCTTAACTACAATGGTTAAGCCATTCTTATTTTTTGATTTAAGGTGTGCTTTTTTTAAATTTTACACCATTTTTACACCATAGTTTTAATATCAGCTAAAATGTCTGCTGATTTCTCTTTTTCTTTTTTTAAAACATGAGTATAAATATTGGCAGTTATTTCAATGCTGCTGTGACCTAAGAGCATAGAAATAGTTTTTAAAGGTATATTATTTTCAAATTGCTTAGTAGCATACGTATGCCTTAAAGCATGAAATTTTTTGTGAGGAATGTTTAAGGATCTTAAAAATTTTGCCCATGTCTTGTCCAAATTTCCAGCATTAATTAAGTTACCTTGTCCACTTAGAAATATGTAGTCCAAGTTGTCTTTGCAGTAGCTACTACCAGCTTTTAGTTTCTCTGATTTTTTAATTTTAATTGAAGCTTTGATTACTTCTACTAATGACGCTGGAAGTGGAATTGTTCTTTTAGAGTTTTTGCTTTTAGGTTCTTGGACTATAGTTTGTTTACTTCTTTTATTGTTATCATCAAAAATTGTAGTAGTTGCTACAGTTCTTCTAATATGAATTTCTTTTAACTTATAGTCAATGTCATTTTCTTTTAAGCCAATTATTTCTCCACGCCTCATTCCCGTTGATAAAGAAAATAAAGCAATGTATTTAATTTTAGAGTTTTCAGCTTTAACGATTTTGGTTAGATATTCATTATTGAATACAGGGATATGCTTTTCAGATACTTTATCTGAGTTCTCTTTTGGAATAGCAACCTTTTTGCCACTACATGGGTTTTTGGAAATATACCCACAGTCAACCGCATAATTTAAAAATTGTTTTAAAAATTTATTTACATAGCTAATTTGATTGCTGCTTTTACCTTGTCTAAATAGCTTATTATAATATCTCTGTATTTGTATTGATTCCAATTTATCTAAACTCATACATCCTATAGGAGAATTTTCTATGTAATTTCTATATAATCCTTCATATCTTGCAAATGTAGTTGGTTTTATATTACCAGACATTTTTACAACTTCAAATAACCAACTTTTTAATGTTTGTGCAAGCCACATATTTTTTGCATCTTTTAAACCAGCATTCATGTTATTTATGTAGTCTAGCTTCTTTTTTTCAGCTTCTTTTCTGCTTTTACCAACAAATTGTTTCCTAATTCTTTTCCCATCAGCATTCATACCAATATCATAGTTTATTCTATAATATTTTTTCCCATTAGAAGTAAAGTTTGTTTTTGTCGCCATTTAAATACCTCCTTGATAGAACTTTTGTTTGGTATAAAATTAAAAAATATATAGGAGACACTGCTCCTGATAAAATTTTTACTTATGTATTTTATTCCTTTGAGTCAACATTAAAATCAATTCTTTTAGAACATTTTTGCAATAAATAGAGTTGGCTCAAAATAAATAATGTAATTATCTATTTTATAATGTACACCGTATTTTTCTTTATAATGTTGGATAGCTTGTTCCAAAAATTTTTCTGTTACATTTAAATATTCAGCTAAATCATGTTTACTTCTAATACCTTTTTCAAAAGCATTTATTAATTGTACAATTCCTACTAGTTTTTCATATTCCCAATTCCTAACTATTTTTTTCTGCTTTATTTTATTCATATTTTCCTTTTCTATTATCTCCTTTTGAAGTTTTACGATGATGTCCTAATTTTTTTAAATATTGTATAACCGTTCTGCTACAGAATCAGCAGATTGTTCCATATGCGTATGCTGCATATCTAGTCCTATGATATAACCCATTTTAGGCATATCATCAACTATGTGCTTAACCTCATGTATAAAAACATGACATTGAGTTTCATAGTTTACATTACCATTCAATATGAGGTGGTAGTTACCACACCTGCTTAAATAGACAAATCCTAATGTACTAGATGGAACATTAAAGGCTATAGTAGTTTTTATGTTAAACGCATTCATAACCTCATAAAAAGGAATATCCTCATTCAAAAGAGCCTTCAATAAAGGCTTGTCCAATATATCCATCCTGTCATCCCCTCTAATGATTTATATTTATTTGAATAATGATTTTAATTTTGCAAAGAATCCTTTATTTTTCTTTTCATTTGTGCAATCTTTTTTTGGATCAATAGATATATTTAATTTAAAAGCAACATTATGATTTATTGGTTGAATCCCATTATATGATTTTTCCCATTTCTTATTTTTTCTTAAATCTATTGTATCAGGTAAAGAATCTACAACAGATTTAATGTTTTCAATAGAAAAGCAAGGACACATAACATATGGCAATGAATATGTTTTAATTCTTTCCAGTATAGCTTGTTTATTAACACGCCATATTGAAGAAGTTATAAAATCACCTATCGTCCACCAAGGATGATTGTAGGCACTTATTTGGAGTCTATGGCATCCAAAAGGATTTGCTGTCATTTCACTGGCTCCAAAACAAAAATCAGGATTACCTGATCTACATTTATCACCATAACAATAATTTAATCCACCAATTATTTTTCTATCCATAACGGTTCCATTTATGATAACAAAACAAGATTTCCAGTTGCTTACTAGTTCATATAGTTTTATGAATTGTAAGTATTCTATAGGTTTATCTGAATAAACAGCTTGATATAAAATTTTATTATTAACGTTATTTTCAATATATTGTGGTGCACTTTGGGCCAGTGCTAACGCTTGAGGAAAACTCGGAGATCTGGATTCTCCAAAAGATATACTTACATACCAGTCAGAAAATTTGATATTTTTGGTAGAGATTTCTTTTGCTTCAATTGGTGTAATGGCTGTTGCTGAAGGATGTTTTACCGGTTTATTTGTAGTTCTCTTTTTAGGGATAGCAACCTTAGAGTTTTTTTGCTTTTCTATTTTATTATTCAATCTGTTTAATCTATGTTCAAATTCATTTACATCAGCATTAAACTGGTTATTATTTATAGCTTTAATTGCCATAGTACATATTTTAACTGCCTCTTTATAATGTTTTTGCCTTTCAAGTATTATTGCAGGTCGTTCATAATAAGATGTTCCTTGAGGGGCGTACTTATCTAATATACTAAGATATATTTTTAAAGCTTCATCTTCCTTTTTTAATTTTTCCAAGTTTCTAGCTTTTTCATATAAATTAAAGTATATTGAAAAATTTTCATCTTCAAAATACATAATTTTCAACCTCCAATATAAATAGGTCTAAGTTAAAATTATATTTTCTCCTAACCATCATTTCTATCTTCTTCATCTTCAATAGCTTTTATTATTCTAATTATTTTTTTTATATCATTAGGAGCCATGTCTTTTGTTTGCTTGAAAAGTAATTTTAAATCTTCTCTTTCTTTTAATACATTCCAGAATTCAGATAGTTCGGGATCATCACCTAATGACTTCGATATCTTTTCAACTGGTGTATCTTCTTTAGGGGTAGGGATTGTTTTATCATCTGAATTTCCAAGAAGATAGTCTACTGATACGTTAAAATATTTAGCTATCAGCTTTAATGTTTGTATATCTGGCGACCTTCTATTTTGCTCATACATCCCAATAGTGCTTGAAGAAATTTTTAAGATTTTTGCAAGCTCCTGTTGAGTCATATGTTTATCTGTTCTTAATTTTTTTAATTTTTCTCCAAACATATAATCACCTCATAATTATATTTTAACACATATTGTGTTATTTAAAATATTTAACACGTAATGTGTATAAAAACATTGACATAACACATTACGTGTGATAATATAAAACCATAAACAACACATTACGTGTATAGAAGAAAGGAGAAAGTTACAATGAATTCAAAATTAGTAGAATTCAGAGAATCTTTAAGTATGAGCCAAAAAAATATGGCAGCTACTTTAGGAATATCGGTATCTTTTTACATTAAAATCGAATTAGGACAAAGAAACCCAAGTTTCAATTTTATTAAAAAGTTAAAAAGAAAATTTAATGTAAATGTAGATGAAATTTTTTTTGAAAACGAACTACACGAAAAGTGTAGAAATAAACCAATAAAAGTTAGCAAGCAAAAGGAGGTAGCAAGCTAATATATAAAAATCCTTTTATATATTAATTTTAACAACAAAAGGAAGTGAAATGAATGCCAAGAAAAGCTACGAAGGCAGCAGACAACGTATATTATAAAGCACGAATTAAAGCTGCTAATATTAATGACAAATTAAACAGCAGGGAAGGAGCTGCAGAAATAATTGGAATTGATAGGACAAGGCTTGCACGAATAGAGCTTGATAGTATCTGCGCATATCCAGAAGAAATTTTAATGATGGCTGATATTTATAACGCTCCTGAATTAGAAAATTATTTTTGCTGTGAGCAGTGTCCTATAGGAAAGCATAGTGTTCCACACATTGAAGTTTTGGAAATGGACAGAATTACAATTCAAATTGTATCTTCACTAGAAAACATTGATGAGGTTAAAAAGGAGCTATTAGATATTACAGAGGATGGAATTATTACAGAAGATGAAAAACCAAAGTTAGATCATGTTGTTAAAACATTAGACAAAATTGAAAAAGAATCTCGTGAATTAAAACTTTGGGTTCAGAAAAGTTTTGGAGAGAAAGGAGAGTTTAATTATGGAAATGCCGCAAAACATTAATTTTAAAGAAACAATTAAAGATGCTATAAAGGAAGCTCTGGAAGAGGTTTCAAATGAAAAAGGAACTGATGAAAAAGCAACTTTAACTATAGATAGTTGTGTTAAATATAGTGGGATTGGTCGTGACAAGATTTTGGAACTAGCTCATAATCCTAATTCAGATTTTCCTAGATTTAAGGTTGGTTCGAAGTTCCTTATTAATAGAACAATGTTTGATGAATGGCTTGATAAGATTTCAAAAGAAAAAAGAGTTTTATAGAAGGTTGTATATATTAAAACCAATTAGATATTAAAGGAGGAAAAAATGTATGCAAGAGTACACGTTAAAACAGACAATAGACAAGCTCGAAAGAAATCCAAATTTAAAATTCCAATTTGTTAGTGAGAAATCTTATAGGACGGATGAAGGACCAGTAATTGCATTAGATGGGGATGGCAGAATTGTAAATCAAGAAGGTGAGCCTATATTATCAAACTTCAGTATTAGAAGTAGATTCAGGCTTGTAGATGAACATGTGGATGTAATGGGTGCTCTTAAAGCGTTTGAGAATGGAAAAGTAATTTATTGCCTATATGAAAGCAAAAGATACTCATATAATCCAGGCGTTAGTTCTAGCTCCAAGTTAATGGACGATGATTACAATGCAATTTCAGCAGAAGAAATTTTACATGGTAAGTGGTTTATAGAGGCAGTGAAAAGTGTTTAATCTAGAGGAGGCAAAAGGGTACAGCAAATTGGATGCTAAAGACAAAGAACTTTTTAAAAGGTTTTGTAAGAAATTTTATAAGTCTTGGGAGCATCCAGAGGATCATGTACCAACTTCCGTAAAAAGAATGGGCAGTAAGTATCTTAAAGTTATTTTAAGTGATGGTGACTGGCTGCATATTTTAAAAGATGGAAGCTGGTATTAAAGGAAGGAGGGAAAAATGATGATAAAACAATTATTTGAGAATGGAGGCATTGAAGTAACAGACCAAGAGTTTAAGGAGATTTTGAAAATAACTACAGATGATATAAGAGAGAATCGTATTAAGTTTGGTAAAAGGACAAGTTTAAATCAGATGTTTGCTATTGCAAGAATAAGTTTTAAGGTCTTGACAAGTGTTTGAAATGGAGGTGAATCAATGAATGTACTTGAAAGAAAAATATCTGAAGTTCAGCATCTAGTACAAGATGAGAATTATGGATATAAGGAGGCTGTGGACAAGGTTAAATATGATATTGATGGTGATGAACTCTATGATATGAGAACAGGACAAACTGTATGTCAGGATATTACTACTGCTACAGATGAACAGGTAAGAGATCTATTACAAATAAAAAAAGCCCTCATAAAAACAACCACGAAATTATAAGAGCTAGAGAAATTTAAAAATCTACTCCTATTCTACATGAGAATGGGAAAAAAATCAAATTGGAGGTTTACAGATGTCAAATAGAATTGTTTTAAAAGAATTATATCTTAAAAATTTTAAAGGTATTAAAGAGTTAGACATAGATTTTGAAAATACAACAAATATATACGGAGATAACGGTACAGGTAAAACTACTGTGTTTGATGCATTTGCATGGCTGCTGTTTGATAAGGATAGTCAGAATATAAGTAAATTTGATGTGCAGCCACTTGATAAGAGCAATAATATAATCCACAGGATTGATACAGAAGTTACTGGATCACTTGAAATAGATGGAGTTAAAACAGTTTTGAGAAAGGTTTTAAAAGAAAAATGGGTTAAGCCTAAAGGGAAACCTGAGTCAGAGCTTAAAGGTGTAACTACTACTTATTACATTGATGATGTACCTAAAAAGCAGGGTGAATATAAGGAAAAAATAAGCAGTATTATTCCAGAAGATATATTCAAATTAGTAACTAATCCTTTATATTTTTCAACCAATATGAAATGGCAGGACAGAAAGAAAATACTTATGGATATTATAGGTGAACTTACGGATGAAAATGTTATTGATTCGAAAAAGGATTTGAAACCTCTGAAAGATCTATTAGGAAACAAGAGTATAGAAGAACTTAAAAAAAGTATAAATTCGTCAAGAAAGAAATTGATTAAAGATAGAGAATCGATCCAGCCTAGAATTGATGAATTAAACATGGCTGTAAAGGATGATATTAATTTTCAACAATTAGAGGTTAAGAAACAAGAAATAGTTTCAAAAATAAACAATATAGAAGAGCAGCTTATAGATAAATCTAAAATAAATGATGAAGTGTTTAAGAAAAAAGATAAGTTATATGGACTTAAATCTAAACTCAAGGATATTGAAAGAGATGAACTTCGGAAAGTTAGAAGTGGTAAAGACAAAATAGCAGAGGAATTATACAGTATTACTGGTGAAATAGCTGATATTAAATTTCATGTCAAATCAATTGAATCTGAAAAAAATAATAACCTTAATTTAATAAAAACCCTTGAAACTGATGTTAAAAATTTAAGGAAAGAGTGGTATGAGGAAAACAATAAATCATTTGAACTTCCAGAAGATGTTCGCATATGTCCTTTGTGTAAAAGGCCTTTTGATGAAGAAGATGTTGAAGAACACAAACAGGAATTAGAAGAAAACTTTAAGCAAAACAAATCAAAGATTCTTAAAGAGATAACTAGAAAGGGCAGCAGTAAGGCAGATGAAATTGAAAAGTATGAGAAAAAGATATCTGAGAATGAACTTGAATTAGAGGGATTACTTAAAAAATTAGATGATTTTAATAATAAAAAGGATGAATTGCAAAGCAAATTTGATAATTTTAAGGCAGCTGTTGATCTTAATAGTAATAAAGAATATCAGAATACATTAAATCAGATAGAAATACTTGAAAATGAGTTATCTAAGCCAATAGAAGGAAATTCAAAAATTGAAGAGCTTAAGAAAAGAAAAGCACTTTTAGGCATTGAACTAGAAAATGTTAATTATGACTTAGGTTACAAAGAAATTAATGTTAATACTAAATCAAGGATTAAAGAACTTCAGGATAAGGAAAAGACTCTAGCACAACAAATTGCAGACCTTGAAAAGCAAGATTTTATGTGTGATGAATTTATAAAAACTAAAGTTAAACTTATGGAATCCAGTATAAATTCTAAGTTTAAATATGTTAAGTTTAGGTTCTTTAAAGCCCAAGTTAACGGAGGGATTGAAGAGGATTGCGAGCCTCTTATAGATGGGGTTCCGTTCTCAACAAACTTGAACTCAGGTGCCAGAATTAATGCTGGAATAGATATTATAAATACACTATCAAGTCATTATGAAATTAAAGCTCCTATATTTATAGATAACAGGGAAAGTACCACAAGGCTTATAGATACAGAAAGCCAAATAATTAATTTAGTTGTAAGTAGTATGGATAAGAAATTAAGAGTTGAGAATAGTTCGGAAGTAGAACAGACAGAATTAGCAGGTTGATAAATTCAAAGAAAGGGTGATACGAAATGTCAAGTGAAAATACAGCTTTAACTTTGGCTAAGGAAGAAGCTTTAAATCAAGTAACAACGAAGATTAATGAATTAAGAAAAAATAATGAGATAGTTTTCCCCAAAAATTATTCTGTAGCTAATGCACTTAATAGTGCATGGCTGCAGCTCCAAGAGGTCAAAGATAAGAATGATAAACCTGCGCTTGAAGTATGTACTAAGAACTCAATTATAGGTTCGTTATATGATATGTGTTTACAAGGGTTAACACCTGCTAAGAAGCAATGTTATTTTGTAGTATACGGAAAACAGCTACAGCTTATGAGAAGCTATATGGGGACTGTAGCAGTAACTAAAAGATTAGAAGGAGTCAAGGATATAAAAGCCTACTGTATATATGAAGGTGATGAATTTGAAGAAACATATGATTTGGATACAGCAACGCTAAACATTAGTAAATTTAATCCTAAGTTTGAAAACATAGATATTAATAAAATCAAAGGTGCGTTTGCAGTAGTAATTGGAGAGAATGGTCCTATTCATACTGAGGTAATGAACATTAATCAGATACAAAAGGCATGGGGACAAGGTATTGCTTATAAGACAGGAAAATCAAAAGCCCATAATAATTTTACCGATGAAATGGCGAAGAAAACAGTAATAAACAGGGCTTGTAAGATGTATGCAAATACTTCAGATGATAGTGACCTTTTAATTGAAGCTTTTAATAACACGGATAAAACCTATGATGAAAAAGATATGGTAGGTAATGTTGAATACGAGGTTAAAGAAGAAGTAAAAGACAATGCAAATAAAAAGGAAATAGATATTAATCCTCCAGAAAATAAGGATCATAAAGAAAGTGTTCAGAATGTAGTTGATGTAAATCATGAAGAAGTTAAAAGCAATGTTGATGGGAATATATCTAAACAACCAGGAACGGAAGGACCAGGGTTTTGATGAAACTTAAAGTATTAGGGAGTGGTAGCAGTGGTAACTGCTATGTACTCCAAAATAAAAATGAAACTTTGATTATTGAATGTGGATTATCCTACAAAACTATTTTAAAAGGCTTAAATTTTGATTTAAAAAATGTTGATGGGTGTTTGATTAGCCACGAACATAAAGACCACAGTAAAGCAATAAATGATGTATTAAACAATGCAATAGATGTTTATACAAGTGAGGGAACATTGAAAGCAATAAATATTAAAAGCTATAGGGCAAAAATAATTAAAGCCGAGGAACAATTTAATATAGGTCAATTTACAATATTACCTATAAAGACTCAGCATGATGCGGCAGATCCTTTAGGATTTTTAATATATCATAGTGATTTTGGAAAATTGTTATTTATTACTGACAGCTATTACTGCAGATATAAATTTTCGGGGCTTAGTCACATTATGATCGAATGTAACTACAGCATGGATATTTTAAATAGGAATATTGAAGCTGGATTGGTACATCCTGTGTTGGCCAATAGGTTATTAAAATCACATTTCAGTTTTGATAATGTCAAAGAATTTTTAAAGGTTACAGATTTAAGTAAAACTAAAGAAATAGTTTTATTGCATTTAAGCAATGACAACAGCAATGAGGATCAATTTATAGAAGAAATTGAAAAGTTAACTGGAAAGCCAGTATATATTGCAGATAAAGGGTTAAAGATCGATTTATTTAGCTAAGGAGGCATGGAGTATGGCAGAAATTAAGTGGATTAAGATAACAACAAATATGTTTGATGATGAAAAAATTAAATTAATAGATGCAATGCCTGAGAGAGACACTATATTTTATATCTGGATGCGCCTTTTAGTACAGGCAGGAAAAACAAATGCAGGAGGATATATATTTCTTTCAGAGGATGTTCCATATACTGAAGAAATGCTTTCAACAATATTTAACAGACCTCTTAATTCTGTAAGGCTTGCCTTAGATACTTTGAAAAAATTTGGAATGATTCAAAGGTCTGAAAATGATGATTTGAAAATAACTAACTGGGAGAAGCATCAAAATGTTGAGGGGATGGATAAGGTTAGAGAACAGACTAGAAAAAGAGTAGCAAAACATAGAGCTAAAAAGAAAGAATTAGAAGAAGGCAAAAATGAAAATGAAGAAGATAAAAACGAAGATAATGTTACAGAAAAAAAGGATAACGTAAATGTAACGTTACCTAACGGTATAGATATAGAAGGAGAAGTAGATATAGATAATACTACTACTCCTACTACTATAGAAAATGTGCCTGTGGATAATGTGCATAATGTGGATAACTCTAATTACATGGAATTTTTTAATAATAATTTTGGCCATCTTATAACGCCTTTTGAAACTGAGGTTTTAGAGAGCTATGTGAAAGATGGTATGGAGCCTGCAGCAATTAAATTAGCATTACAGGAAGCAGTAGAAGCCAATGTAAGGGATATTAGATACGTTAAAAAGGTATTGAATAGGTGGCTGAATAATCAGCTAAAAACTGTTAAAGCAGTTATTGCTGATAAGAAAAATTTTAAATATAGCAGGAAACAGAAACTTGAAAAAAGGTATGACAATTCAAGTAAAAAAAGCACATTTAATTTTAAAGGCCGCGGTTATAGCAGTGAGCAAATAAAAGACATTGAGAAAAAACTTCTAGGTTGGGAGGATGGTTAGAACGTGAGGTTTAAGAATTTCATAAGGGGTGATAGTAATGCCAGTGCTGTTTGAAAGGACAAAAGCAAGAAACGATTTTGTAAAAGCTAACTGGGGTACCATGAGACAAAAAGACATTGCGGCTAAATTAGGCTGCAGTCCAACACTTGTAAACATGATTGGATCTGAAATGGATTTGGTGAAATCCTGTAAGTCATCAGCAGAGGTAAGAAGTCGATATTGCTCTATTGAAAATGTTAAAAAGGTGGCCAAGTTATTTAAAATAGGCCAAAAGATAAAGCTAAAAATAAGATTTACTCATGGAGCGTATATAAACATAGGGTGCAATAAATATAGAACTGTGAGGGGCACTGTTGCATATAAAACAGAGTGGCTTGTGGTAGTACAAAGTGAAAATCATAGAGAGAGTTTTAAATATATTGATTTCTGTGTGGGAGATGTACAGATAATATGATCCATAAATAACAGCAGAATTTAATCGAAAATAGGGTAAATTTTAAAGATAAGTGTACAAACAGTATAAATATATTCTTTGAAATTAGAATCGGTTAAAACATAGTGTATGTGAGTTTTAGAATACTAGCAAAGTAGGTGAAGTCATGAAAAGTAAATATAATGCCAGAAAAATAACTGTAGATGGGATAAGGTTTGATTCAAAAGATGAAGCCAGATATTACGAGTATTTGAAAAAACTTAAGGCGAAAGGGGCAATAGAGAATTTTGAGTTGCAGCCTAAGTTTACTCTGATACCAGCTTTTGTATACAAGGGTGAAAAAGAAAGACCGGCAACATATACGTTAGATTTTTTAATATATAACATAGATGGTACGGAGATATATGTTGATGTTAAAGGAGACAGTACACCACAGGGGGAGCTTAAATTCAAGATGCTTAAACATCTTCATCCTGATATGGATTTTAGGTGGATTTCAAGAAGTTTGAAATATAGTGAAAGTGGATGGATTGATTTTAAAGAACTCAAGAAAAAGAGAAGGGGGAGTAAGAAAAATGCCTAGAATAAAAATTATTGATGATAAGACCAATGCAACAGTAAAAGAAATAGATTGTATCGGATATAATCTGCAGTATGTTCAAGCCACTGGAAACGGCCAGATACAAAAGATAAGAAAATTGAATAATGGCAAGTATGATCTTAAGTGTTGGATAAAGAATGAATTTTATACTCCTTTAGCTCAGAAGATAAAAGACAAGTTTAAAGAGAAGGTTCCTGAGTTTACAAATGTTAATGTGAATAAAATCTTATTTGTTGAGGATACGGACTATATTGGAGATGAAGTAAAACGAAGTGATGAAGTAATGTGGATCCGGAAAGCGCCAAAACAATTAACCCTGATTACAGGCTATGAATTTATAATCGAGAGCAGAGAGTTTTGGATGGAAAGAATTTCTCAAGAGCAGGTAATTGCTTTGATTTACAGTTGCTTAAGACAGATAGACGGAAATAAGCTTAATACTCCGGATGTAGTAGGGTGGAAAGAAATAATCGGAACATTAGGATATGGATGGGAGACCACAATGAGTCCAATACCTAATATACTTGATGGGTTTAACGAGGATGATTTTAAGATGCTTAAAAAAGCAGATAAGCAGATTAGTATGTTTGACCATAGAAGGGCAGAAGGAGAATAAATTAAGAAAGTCAATGATAGAAAGTGAGATTTTGCTAAGTAGGTGAAAATATGATAATGACTGAGTTTTACAAGCAAAAATTAGCACAACTAAATAGAGATATTCAGGATGCTGAATTAGAAAGAGATTTTAAGAAAGTAGCCAAGCTGCAGACCGAAAAAGTTGATATTGAAAAAAGAATTAAAGAAGAATAAAAGCCAGGGAGATAATTCCCTGGCAAAAAAATAATTAGAGAGGAACTAATATTGAAGTATCTAATATTATAGACATAAATGGGTTATTTATACATTATGTTAAGGAGTGATGCTGTGAAAATATTAATGGAATTTGCAGGTTTATACATTGCATCCATGGCGGCATTTGTAGGAATAATAGCTGTGGGTGTACGTGTATTTAAAACTAAATGTAAGTAATAAATGTTTTGAGGAGGGAACGCAGTGTTGGACAAAGAAACATTTAAAAATGCAGAAGGAAAGTTGTATGGATATTTTAGAGATTTGAATGAAATAGGTATTCTTGAAATCGAGTGTAAAGATCTTGAGGATCAAGAGGAAAGTATTAAATTGGATATAAAACACTGTAATGTAAGTGTTGTTCCGGATATGCATATGAGCCCTAGTTTTGATGAAAGAGTTCAGACAAGTCCTACAGGAGAAAGTGTAGCAGAGAAAGGAATAATAAGAGAAATTGAAAAGCTTGAGGATGAACTTGAATATGTTGAAAGAAAGATCCGCGGGAACAGGAAAAGAATAAGGCAATTAAAAAGAAATACAGCTCGACTCAAAAAAGTGCTGACAATCCCTCCAATGTCAAAAGAAATGATGAACTTTATTACTTATAAGTACAAGTTAGATAAAAGTGTTGATTGGATAGCCAATGAAATGTATGGAGGGGTTAGAAGTACTGCTTATAGGAGGCGTGGAGAGATACTTGAGGATATAGTGAAGTGGGAAAGATTGCATGATATTGATTGAGAAAGAGTTCATAATATGAGAATCCTTTTATTTTTTTGTAAATTCAGGTAGGAATTTTAAAGTTTATGGAGAAATAATAATTATATTTTAAATATAAAAAAGTAAAAGGAGAGAAATGGAAAAATGGAAATAAAAATACCGTTATTAAATGGAGAAAATCAATGCATTAAAGATAAACAATCTGTGGTTCTTATTGGGGCTAACGGTTCAGGTAAAACCAGAATGAGTGTATGGATAGAAAAAAATAATAAACAAAATTTTGTACATCGTATTTCAGCACAAAAATCATTAAATATGCCTGAAAAAATTCAACCAAGCGATTTGGATATTTCGCAAGAAAAACTATTATATGGTGTTAGTAATAAAGATAAGAACTGGTTAGAACAATATGCAAAATATGGCAATAGATGGAATAATCATCCAGAAACAAATCTTTTAAATGATTATTCAAATTTAATGGAATATCTGATGACAGAGGAATATCAAAAAAGTATAGAGTATAGAGATAAACACAAAAAAGGGGAAACTAGTTTTAATAATGAAACTAAACTTGAAATGATAAAACGATTATGGGAAGAAATACTCCCACATAGAAAGTTAATTATTGATGCAGGAAAGATTGAAGTAACTAAAAATAATGATGATAAAGATGTTTATAACGGCAGTGAAATGAGCGATGGAGAAAGGGCTATTTTTTATTTTATCGGAGAGGTGCTTTCTATTCCAGATAATAGCATAATTATTATTGATGAACCGGAAAACCATTTACATAAATCTATTTTAGTTAAGTTGTGGAATAGTATTGAAAACTATAGAACAGACTGTGCATTTGTCTATATAACTCATAGCTTAGAATTTGCTACATCGAGGATTAATTCACAGGTATTATGGATAAAGGAATATAACGGTAATGATAGCTGGAATTATGAATTACTTTCAGATGAAGAAATGCCAGAGAGTTTAATGTTAGAAATAATGGGAAATAGACAAAATATATTATTTGTTGAAGGAACTAAAGATAAAAGTATAGATATTAAATTATATTCTTCATTATTTAAAGAATATAATGTTATTCCTTTGCAAGGTGGATGCCAAAGCGTTATACAATACACAAGGGCATATAATAGTTTAGATAAGATGCATTATTTAACGGTTAAAGGCATAATTGATAAGGATAGAAGAAATCAGGAGGAAATTGATAAATACAAAAAAGAAAATATATTTGTATTGCAAGTAGCAGAAATTGAAAATCTATTTTTGTTACCGGAAATTGTCACATATGTCTTAAATAAATTAGCGATAGATAATTGCGATAATATAATTTCGACTATGAAGTCAAATGTAATTAAATATCTTGAAAATCATAAAGAAGAGCAAGCATTACTATTCACTGAAGAACATGTAAAAAATAAAATTAATAATGTTATAAATAATAAGGCACTAACTATTGAAGAATACGAAAAAAATATAACAAGCATTGAAAGTACTCTAAAGGTTAAAGATACTTATGATTTGTGGATTAATAAAATTGAAGAGATTATTAGAAAAAATGATTTTTATGGAGCATTGAGAATAACTAATAATAAGGGATTATTGCCTTCTTCTGGAATATTAAGTGTATTAGGATGGAAAAAAAATTATTATATAGATTATGTTTTGAGGCTGGTTGATTTAAATAAACAGGAAAATGATGTTATTAGAAATGAGTTTTTAAAATATATTAACTGTGAACAAAAAATCGTGAGACAAAAATAAGACAAATTTGAAACAAAAATGGGACAAAATTCATGTAAAAGTGTTATATACTATATATAGTCGATAAATAAAGAATTAATTAAATATAATAATAGGCACTGGCTTTAACCCATGTTTATTATTATATTGTTTACAGGTTATTAAAAAAGTAAATAAGTATTTTACTTATATGACATTAAATTGTAACAAATATTTTGTATAATTATAATATCATAAAAAAAGTAAAAAGCTATCTGTGTCTGCGGTTGCAAGGCACATTAAACTTAAATGCAACCATTTTAAGTTTAAGACAGTATATCAAATTTAGATCCCAAATATAAATTACTATACTGCGAGATAAGCATCCGTTATTTAGGGTGCTTATTTTGTGTTGTAAAAAATATTAGGTAATTATAATGATTGAGCCCCCAGAGAGCCGTATGTAGGAATAGAGATCCTATATGCGGCTCTCTTTTTTTATTTATAAGGAGTTGAGTTGAATGAGTAAAATAAGATGTAAAAGTTGTGGTAAGTTACTTATGGAAGCAGAAGGTAATGCAAGCATAGAAATAAAATGCCCTAGATGTAAGAACATAAATAAATATTCCATAAAAGAAAGAGATATAAGCCATAATGAGTTTGAAAGAATGATGGGACATAGGAGTTACAAGAGGGTTAGAGGTGCTTTAAGGGAAACGAGGTGAATTTATAATGTTACCTGAAGTTATAAAAATAGGTGGAATAGAATATAGGGTTAAGTTAGTTGATGCATGTGATGAAGATAATTTAAATATTGATGGCAAGATACTATTTCCTAATCAAGAAATAAGAGTTAAGAAAGGACTAGAAAAGCAATATGGAGAAAATATTTTATTACATGAAATAATACATGGCATATTTGAATTCTGTGGATGGGATCAGGATGAAGAGAATGTAACAAGGTTATCAAATGCATTATATCAAGTATTAAAAGATAATAATGTATTCAAAGAAAGGTAGTTGGCGATTTGCTTAGATTATGTTAGTCTTCTTTTGTTACTCCTTTAAATGGTTTATTGCTTGAAGTTTTACCATTTATAAATTTACCAGTACTTGTATCTCTTTCAACCCAAGAATTTGTTTTAGGATTGTGAGTTTGAGAACGTCCTTTAACAGCACCTTTACGTGAACCATTACCTGTATTTTTAGCCATAGCGCTCATCTCCTATAGTGGCCAACTACCTTTAATCCAATATTCAACATAAAATGTTAAATTCCTCTAAAAATTAGGAGGAATTTTGAAAATCATGGAGAATATATTAATGTTATAGGAGAGTGATGTTATGCATGAAATGATATGCATTGGTATAATTGTGGCTGTTAGTTTAGTTGGAATTATTAGTTTTAAAAAGTTTAAGAATAATAAAATTTTGTTAATAGTTTTATTTTATGGATTAGGTACTATTTTATTTGCTGATATATTAAAATTCGTATATAATGGGCAGTCATATTCTGATTGGTATAATTTCCTAGGAGGATTTGTTGGAGGCGCTATAGGTGGTATAGCTACTCTTATTGCAATAGTAATTTCAACTAGTGAAACTAGAAAAATTCAAAAACAAAATGAAAGTAATATGCAAAACAGGTATAAAATGGATAACATTAAAGCAAATAAACCATTGTTAATGTTAAAAGAAATGGATAATGGAACAGGATATGCACCAGGGTGTAGGTTATATATTGCCCAATTTTATGTTAATGATCCTAATATAATAATATGTGAAATGGTAAATGTAGGAGTAGGAGTTGCAAAAAATATAGATATAAGTATCTCGTTGTTAGATAGGAACCAAGCTTTTGTACATTGTACAAATTTATTAATTAAAGGAAAGTCTATTACTAATATACGTCTGGAATGTGAGAGAAATAAACAAATAGATTATTCAAAGCCGTTAGAAATAAAATATGAAGATATTTTTGGTAATTTATATAGTACACTTTATGAAATAGAATCTTTTGATTTGGAAAATAAATCACTAAAGTATATAAGAAATAAAAATATAACATTAATTGAACCGACGAAAACAATACAATGAAGCAGTGATAAAAAGTATTTATAGTTTTATTTAAAACCAAAAGTCAAATTATAGTAAATGAAAACTAAAGTTATTAATTTTATTTATATAAATAAAATGCAAAAGGAGCATGATTAGCATGACTAAAAGATTAACTGGTGGTGCAGGAACTGGCAAAAAGATAATAAAAAACTTAGATTTATTTAAGCATAGTTTTAATAAAGTAGATGAAGAAGGAAACTATATATTTAATGTTTCTTTTGGAAAACAGTCAGGTAACTTTGTAATAAGTTATAATGAGGATGGTGTAATAGATGAAAGATCAACTTTAAATATGAAGGATTTAGATAAAAAAACACTTGAAATTTATAATGATCCTAGTTTACGAGAAGTTGCTGAAATGTTAATGAATGATTATGAAAGCAATAAGGATGAAAATGAGAACAACTAATTTTGTTCTCATTTTTTGGTGACAGAACAAAACGAATAGGCAGGTGGTGACAGTGTAGAAATGCCGAGACAGAGAAGTCCAAACAGGGATAAAGCATTTGAGATATACAAAGAACATAATGATGATATTGATTTAGTGAAGATTGCAGAGTTTTTAAATCTTTCACCTGGAACTATAAGAGGATGGAAGAATAAAGATAAATGGGATGATAAATTGAATGGAACGTTCCAAAAGAATACGGAACGTTCCAAACGTAAAAAGAATATCATAAATAAAGAGCCAGAGCTTGAAGAAGTTACTGAGGTATTAAACCCGGAACTTACCGATAAGCAAAGGCTCTTTTGTATTTATTATCCTAAATGTTTCAATGCAACTAAGGCTGCTATTAAGGCTGGATATAGTAAAGATACAGCTTATTCTATTGGCTTTAACTTATTGAAAAAAGTTGAAATTAAAAAAGAAATTCAACGGCTAAAACAAAATAGGTTAAATAGAGCAATGTTAAGTCCAGATGATATCTTTCAAAAGTATATGGACATAGCATTTGCAGACATAACAGATTATATAAAATTTGGCCAAAGAGAATATAAAGTCAAAGATAAAAAGGGTAAGGAAAAGACAATTAAGTACAATTATACTGACTTTAATAATTCTGATGAAGTAGATGGTACTGTCATTTCAGAAGTATCACAGGGTAAGGATGGCATTAAAATTAAACTTCAGGATAAGATGAAGGCCCTTGATTGGTTGTCTAAACATATGGATATGGCTACAGAGGAGCAAAAATTAAAGTGTGAAAAACTTAAGATTGAGGTTGATAAGGTTAAAAACCCTGACAAAGATAAACCAATAAAAATAATAATAAAACGAAAGGGTGAGGAATAATGGCTGTAGAAAAGGAAGTCAATCCTCACTTTGAAGATTTTATTTTTAACTGGGATTATAAGTTTTATTTTTTAGTTGGCGGCTATGGATCATCAAAGAGTTACCATGTGGCATTAAAGCTAATACTTAAATTGCTGCAGGAGAAAAGAACTGCACTTGTGGTTAGAGAGGTATTTGATACTATAAGAGACAGCTGCTATTCACTTCTTGAAGAAATAATAGCTGATATGGGACTAGATGATAAAATAAAATGCGTAACATCACCAATGCAGGTTAAGTTTCCTAATGGCTCTAAGATAATATTCAAGGGCATGGATAAACCTTCAAAACTTAAATCTATAAATAATGTTTCTATAGTATGGATAGAGGAATGTTCAGAGGTTAAATATGCAGGATTTAAGGAACTTTTAGGACGTTTAAGGCATCCAAGCCTATCATTGCATATGATACTTTCAACTAACCCTGTAAGTAAGGATAATTGGACATATAAGCACTTTTTCAGAAATGACAAAAAGAAAATATTCATACTTGATGATGAAGAACTTTATAAAAAAGGAATAGTCATAAGAAACAACACATATTATCATCACTCAACTGCAGATGATAATTTATTTTTGCCTAAAAGTTATACAGAGCAGCTTGATGAACTAAAAACTTATGATCCTGATTTGTATAGGATAGCACGTAAAGGCAGATTTGGCATAAATGGAAGGAGAGTACTTCCACAGTTTGAAGTTGCTCCACATTATGAAGTACTTCAGGCTATAGATAATATAAAAAATCCAATTAAAAGGGTTGGTATGGATTTTGGCTTTGAAACTTCATATAACGCTATTGTAAGAATGTGCATTGATGATGATAGTAAAATACTCTATATATACTGGGAATATTATAAGAACCATATGACAGATGATAGAACTGCTATAGAAATAGCTGAATTTAAGGAAACTCAAGAGCTTATTTATTCTGATTGTGCAGAACCGAAGACTATAAAATATTATAACCAGCAGGGATTTAATATGAAAAAAGCAAAAAAGTTTCAAGGTTCAAGACTTCAAAATACTAAGAAAGTAAAGAGATTCAAGAAAATAATATGTTCTGATAACTGTACTAACACCATAGAAGAATTGAAAGATCTTACTTATGCGTTAGATAAAAATGGTGAAATTATAGAAGATGAGTTTAATATCGATAGTCATTCATTTTCGGCTATCTGGTATGGCTTAGATGGTTATGAAGTTGCTGATATTAAAGAACAAAAGTATGCAGATAGTGTGTATAACAAAGGTAATGGAACCATTAAACTTAACCAACAAAGGAAGGGAGGTGCTGTATTCTAGTGATAAATGATGTAAGGGAAACATTACTGCAATTACCACCTATAGAAAAAAGAGAAAGAAGAAAGGTTCTTAGAGATTACCTTTTCTATAAGGGCAAATGTATAAATAAAGAACTTGCGAAAGTTGATAAAGTATTTTTAGGTCAAAGCTGGGAAAACAATGATAATGTAGACTATGAACCAACACAAGATATAAGAAACAGGGTTAAACCACTTTTAAAAAAGCAGGCAAGGTTTATGTTTGGTGTAGAACCTACAATAACAATTAAAGCAGATAATGCCAGTAATGAAGATAGTTGTGAAGATTTAAGAAAGTTTATTAATGATATACTTGAGGACAATAAGTTCTGGAAAAATACAAGAAAGGCTTTTCTTATGAGTACTATAAAGAAAAGAGTGCTTTTAAGGATGGAAGTTAATCCAGGAGTTCCAATATCAATTAAGTATGAGAACATAGAAAAATTCTCTTATAAAGAAAAAAACGGTGATCTGCTTCAGGTAAGTTTCTTTCAAGAAGATGATAACAATGTGTTCCAGCAGGATGATACTAAAAAGATTTATTATATTCATACCTATTTCTATGATAGAGAGAATGAGAATTCACCAGTCCAGGCATATTATAAAAAGCAAACTTATTCTGGAAATGATTTAAGCAGTCCTACTGAAGAAATTACTCAAAGTACAGGTTTTGATACTATTCCATGCTGGCTTATAAAAAATGGTGGAGAACTTAATGATGACTTTGGCGAAAGTGACCTTGAAGATTTAAGAGGACCACAAACTTTATATAATAAAAAGAATTCAGATTATGCAGATGCATTAAGGTTTCAAATGTTTGGTGCAGAGGCTGTTATTGATGGTAATCAAGATGATGTAAATAAACTAACTATAGCACCTAATGCATTACATGCTGTAAGAACTGAAGATAATGCTAATGAAAATGGTAAGCAGGCAGTTGTCCAAAGACTAGAATATAGCATGGGTAATGCTGAAGCAGCAAATAGTTATCTTGACAGAATCGATAAAGACATGAGGGATATTTTAGACATGCCTAATATCAAGGATTTAAGCAATATTCCAAGTGCAAAAGCTATGAAGTATATGTATAATGACTTAATAGCAAGATGTGAAGAAAAATGGAATGATTGGGAACCAGTTTTTAAGAGCTTGATAAGTTTTATAATTCAATCTGCTAAATATAGTTATAACACCTTTAAAGATGAGTGGTTGAGTATTTCTTATACTGTTTTATTTAAACATAATTATCCTATACCTGAAGATACTGATGATAAAAAGAAACTTGCAATGGATGAAGTTGCAGCAAATGTTAAAAGTCATAAAGAATATATTAAAACTTATGGTGATGTTGAGGATGCAGATGGAGAATATGAACAGATAATTCAAGAAATAAGTGATATTACTGCAGCTGAGAATGATGAAATGCAGACAGTTCAGGATGGTAATTTAAATGAATGAGTACCAAAGGTTACTTAAAGAAGCTAGGGAAAACAGAGATAAGCTCACAAGGAGTCAGTTTAAACAAATTAGAGATTTATATAAAGAAGCTGCTAAAGATTTAAAAATCAAAGCGAATAAGGCCAGAAAAGGAAGCTTAACAGAGAGATGGTTAAAGGATTATAGTAAAGCTGTAAGAGCAAAAGTTAAAGAAATGAATAAAATGTTGAAATCTATTATTGAAGAAAACATGAAAAGTAGCGCTGAATATGCAACAGCAATACAACTAGATTTCTTTGACCAGATTAATATGAGATATGGATTAGGAATGAGTAAGTCATTTACAAGTATGTTTTCTCAAGTACCTAGTGATGTAGTAGATGAACTTGTTAAAGGTAATATATACAAAGATGGTAGAGGACTTTCTAAGAGAATATGGTGGACAGGAAATAAAGTAAATAATGACATAGATAAAGTAATTCAAAAGGGTATAGTTGAAAAGAAAAGTGCTATTGAATTAGCACAAGATCTTCAGACATATGTAAATCCAGATGCACAAAAAGATTGGAATTGGAAAAGGGTTTATCCAGGTACCTCAAAAACGATTGATTATAATGCTCAGAGACTTGCTAGAACTTCAATAAGTCATGCATATACTTTATCACTATTAAAAAGTTGTGAAAGGAATCCATTTATAACGAAGGTTAGATGGCATAGTGTTTTTGCACCAGGTAGGACTTGTAGCTTATGTAAAGATAGAGATGGAAGAGAATATTTACTGAAGGATTGCCCTATGGACCATCCTAATGGAATGTGCTATCAGGAGCCTTTGGTAGATGATAGTTTAGAAAACATAGGCTCTAGGTTAAGAAATTGGGTTGATGGAAGCTCAGATAGTACATTAGATAATTGGTATAGAGAACATGGTGATTATTTTAGTGGAGAAAATAATATATTTAGCAATAGCAGTAAAAAGAATGTTAATTATGGTCCAAACAATGATATAATAAGTGATAAGAAATGGTTAGAATCTAATTTCCCTAGTGAAAAGAAATTCAATAAACATGTAGAAAAGCATTTGGATGAATATGGTGATATAACTCCAGAAGAATATTTAAACAAATCTAGAGAATTACTTGCTGAACCTCTAAATGAAGACGTTGAAGGTTTTATAAGCAAAGATGGATTCATATTTAAGTATAGGAAGAGTACTAATGATTTCACAATAGGTAGAGCCGATGGAAAAATATCAACGTTGTTTAAGCCAACAGACGGATATAAATATTGGTTACAACAAATAAAAGATTATAAGAAGGAGGAATAAAGAAATGAAGTGTCCTGTATGTGGGGAAGATGTAGATATGTTTGATATCTGTGATAATTGTGGATGGCAGAATGATGGACCTGAAGAAAAAGAAACTAATTTAAAAGGACCTAATAAAATGACATTAAAAGAAGCTAGAAAAGCTTATAAATCAGGTATAAAAGTTGTCTAAAAGCACTTACTAAGTAAAAATAGTAGGTGCTTTTGTTTTAGGAGGTTTTTATGAAAAACAGTTTAAAAGAAGCATTAAAAATGCCAGAAATAAAATGTGATTCCTGTGGAAAGACATTTAAAATCAAAAAGCTTAAAACAAAGTGGATAAATGATAGTGTTCAGAGAATCTATTTTATTTGTCCATACTGCAAGAAAGAGTATACCTCTTTTTATAAGGACAAAAGAATAAGAAAAAATATAAAAAAAATAGATGATTTACAAAGACAATATGATGAAATAGTTCAGGAAAATAAAGAAATAATGCAGGAACTTAGGGAAAAGTATGAGGCGTAGAAATACGTCTTTTATTATGCTTAAAATTAAAAAAAGGAGAGGATGTAATGCCAAAGTTAAATGAAATTATAGGAGAAGAGGCTTTTAAATCACTTCCAGAGGAAACTAGAAATAAGTACAAAGATACTGATTTTGTGGACAGTACTGGTTATGTTGAAAAATCTAAGCTTGATACTGCAAATAATTCAATAAAGGATTATAAAAAGCAGTTAAAGGACAGAGATGTGCAGCTTGAAACTTTAAAAGGTAAAGCTAAAGGTAATGAAGATCTTACAGTCGAGATAGAGAGGCTTAAAGGGGAAAATGAAACTGCTACTAAAGATTATGAAGCTAAACTTACTAAAATTAAACTTGATACAGCAGTTAAAGAAGCTTTAAAGCAATCAAAGGTTAAAGATGTTGAACTAGCAATGAAGCTTATTAATTATGAAAATATAAAGCTTTCAGATGATGGAAAAGTAGTTGGTATTAATGAACAAATTGAGCCTATGAAGAAAGATAGAGAATATCTCTTTGAAAAAGAAGTACCTGGAACCGGTCACTTTGAAACAGGTGGTGCCAAGGGTAGTGAACCAACAGTTACACATCTTGGAGAAAAGCTTGCAAAACAAAAGGCTGCAGCTATGACAAATACTGAAGAGCAAAATAAATTTTTTAAATAGGAGGTATAGGTTATGAGGCAAAGTACAACTACGATTGGAAGTTCACAGGTGAATATATTGAAATATAATCAATATTTTTTAAATGTGAATCTTAAAGTTGCAAAAACAGCAACTACTTTAAATGCTAATGATATTTTACCAGCAGGAACAATTATTGATTCAACAGGAAAAGTTGTAAATGATGGTACTGCATATGGAATTGTTTATGAGAATGTAAATTTTAAGGATTCGATGGGCACGGAAGTAGTTCCAGTAACTATATTTGGATTTATTGATACGCCCAAGTTACCAGTTGCACCAGCAGATGCAGCTAAAACAGCATTAAACATGATTAAATTTTTATAGGGAGGAATAGTAAATGACTTTAGAAGAATTTATAAATTCACAAGAAATAGCATTATATATTCAAAACTTACCACCACAAACTACTATTGATAAAACTTTATTTCCAGTAACTAAGCAACTAGGAACTGAAATAGAACTTGCAAAAGGCTCAAAGAAAAAGCCCGTAGCTCTTAGAATGTCTACTTTTGATGTAGCTGTTAAGGCAAGAGCATTAAGTGCAACTTTGGATATTAAGAAAAAGGACATGCCATTTTTTAAGGAATCAGTTTTAATAAAAGAAAAAGATAGGCAAATGCTGATGCTTGCAATGCAATCAAATAATCAAAATTTAGTTGAGCAACTTACATCACAAGTTTACAATAATTATCAAAATTTGGTCGATGGTGCAGAGGTTCAGATGATTAGAATGAGGGCCCAATTACTGCAAAATGGTGAGATTAACATAACAACGTCAGATGGAGATATAGTTGTAGATTATAATATTCCAAGTAATCATAAAGAAGTTTTGACTGGAACTGCTACGTGGGATAATCCTGCTGCTGATATTGTAGGTGATTTGATAAGATGGTCAAAAGTATTAACTGATGATGGCTATGGTAAGCCTACGAGAATTTTATTTACAGATAAGGTATTAGGATATATTAAGGGTAACACAGCTATAAAGAACGAACTCATGGCAAGAAATCTTGGAGCTGTAATTGTTACAGATACAGACATAATTAATTATTTAAATACTAAACTTAATTTATCTGTAGGATTGTTAAATGGAACGTTTATAGAAGAGGATGGTACAACGAAAAGTTATTATGATGATATTAAGGTTACTTTAATTCCAGATGGTTCTTTGGGAAATACAGTTTACGGCACAACTCCTGAAGAAGCTGATAAGATTTATGGTACGGGTAAACTTGATACTTCCATAGTGAATACAGGCGTTGCTATAACAACTAAGGTACAGGAAGATCCGGTAACGGTTGAAACAAAAGTATCACAATTAGGTATACCTTCATTTGATAGAGCAGATGAATGTTTCTTTGCAACTGTAGTATAGATAGATTAATTTCTTATGAAAGGATTGGTATAGATGGCTAAGAAAGTAGCTGAAGAAGAGAGAAATGTGAAAGTTAAAGCAAAAGTAAATCTAAAATATGACAGTGATGTAGTAAAGATGGGAAGTGAATTAGAAATAAGAGACTCTGATTTGAAAGAAATGAAGGATAAGGGATATATAAGCTATACTCCACCGGTTCAAACACAGCAGACTGGTCAAGAAACTGACCAGCAAACTCCTCCAGTTGAGTAATCAGGTGAAATTATGTTTACTGATTTAGATATTTTAAAATTCAACCTGCAGGAAAAGGAGTATCCATACTTTGATAATGAGGATCTTCAACTTTTATTGGATAAAAACAATGGAGATGTACAAGTAGCAAGCTACGAGGGCTGCCTAAAGAAAGCAGTAGCAGATGATGCATTGATAATATCAGGAATAACATTAAAAAGTAACAGAGAGTATTGGTTAGGACTTGCCAAGCAATTCAAGCCAGTTACTTCTTATAATACAAGCATGAAAAGAGTTGATGGACAATGAAATGGGATGAAACTAGAAAGCAGAGAATAAGAAGGCAGCTTGTAAGAAAAATAACTCCTTTTATGAAAGAGGTAAAAATTCTAAGGCAGGACGAGAATATATTTGGAGAGAAGCAGGAGGATCAGTATGTTTGCACAGTAAAAGGATATTATCATACCGGAGGTACTTCTATTAATGTAGTTAATGGTAGTTCAGATGATACAAATCTTAATAAAAATTATCAAGACAGGTTCTTATTTATAGTAGATGATGAGGTTAAGAAAATAAAGGAACATGATTATTTCAAATTAGATGATGTAATGTATGAAATAATCGATAAGGGCAATATAGAAGATATTGTTTGGGATACTTATCTAAAAAGGATGGAGTGATCTAAATGTCTGGATTTAAATTTGATGCTACTGATTTATTAAGAAAAATTGCTGAAAATGGGGAAGTAAACAATAAAATGAAATCAGCTGTAGGAGTTTATTGTGATAGTGAAGGAAAAAAGATGGAGGGATATGCTAAAAATAATGCTCCATGGCAAGATAGAACTGGAAATGCAAGACAAACCATAAAAGGTGGGTTTCAATGGGAAGATGAAAGTAAATGTAAATCCTATGTAGCCGGGAATATGGAGTATTCACCATATTTGGAATTAGCTCATGCTAAAGGCAAAAGTGGAGATGATGAAGTTGGAATGGAGGTAGGTCCTTCTTTTGCTCAATTAGAACTTGCTAATGAGGGTAAATATGCAGTACTTAGACCAACAGTTAGAAAACTTACACCTAAATTTGTTAGTGGAATGGCTAATTTACTTGGAAAGTAGGTGCCTTTATGTCAGAAATAAGTTTTAAATATGCAGTCTCAGGAGATATCTTAGAAAACTATATAAAAGGAATATATAAGCCGCGTACCGTATGGGAACGTGCTTTTTTATTGTTAAAAACTAAAGGAGTAGACATATATAGTCCAGGGAAACATAAAGGTAAATGTACAAGTTCTTATGTAGTTCTAAAAAATACAGGTACTGTAGGATTTGAAGGGAGTAATCAAATAGGTTCTCAAACTCTAGATGTTATTGTTTATTGTCCTAGAAGTAATTACTCAGATATAGAACCTTATACAGTACAGGTAGAAAGCTTTTTAGGTGAATTGAAAGGATATATAAGACCTACAGGGAATATTACACCTGTAATTTTAGATGATAGTGTGAATGGATACACACAAACAATAGAATATCAAACATTTCAAAGATTAAGGAGGTAGATGGAATGTCAGAAAGTACAAGCTCAACAGGTACTGAAATTCAAGGTATGCCCATAGCAAATATAGCGCTGGCTGAAATTATAAATGAAGTTACCGGGCAAAAGTATTATTTTGATACAGCTGAAAAAGCTGATATTAAACCAGATTTAAGTAAAGGCAAAGAAGATATACTTAGAGTTAAGAATAGAATAATTGCAATGAACCGAACTGATGATATTTGCATTGGATATGATATTAAGTTAACTGACAATACTTTTCCACCAGAACTAATGTGCTTGGTAGATGGTGGAACTATGTCAAGTAATGGTTATGAAGGCCCTGAGATTGGAGTTGCAGTAAATAAAGTACCATTTACTTTAAATTTATATTCAGAAGAGAAGGATTATGATTCTTCTACTATAAAGTATGTTAAATTTGGTTTTAAACATAATAAAGGAACACCAGTAGAATTTAAATTTGAAGATGGTAAGTTTTATGTGCCGGAATTTGAAAGCCACGGTAGACCTAAAAAGGGTGAGAAACCAGTATACGTTGAGTATGTAGATAGTTTACCAACTGCCATAATACCTGCGCCTATAGTAACAACAGTACCAAATCCGCCAACTCCGACAAATCCTGATTCATCTAAAGGTACTCCAGGAGTTACTGTAGGAACAGATTGTAAGGTAACATGGACTTTTGCTGATGCTGTAAATGATGCAGATGTTACAGCTGCTAATTTTAAGGTAACTAAAAAGTCAGATGGTTCTGTTGTTACGGGTAATGTGACTATGGATACTACTAAGAAAATAATAACTTTTGTACCAACAGGTATATCGGCAGGTGTTACTTATGAGGCTACTGCAGCATCAATTAGAAAAGCAGACAATAGTGGAAATACAACTGCTGTAACGGTTGAATTTACTACAGCATAGGAGGAATTTTAGATGGATAAACCAAGAGTAACAAGTATAGAGGAATTAAAAAATATGTCTACAGAAGTAATAGAGCTAAGTCCTTTTTCAGGTAATAAGCCTTTTTATGCAAGAGTAAAAAGGCTTTCTATTTTAGGATTATGTCAAAGTGGACAAATACCTAACCAGCTTTTAGGTGTAGCGAGAAGACTTTTTTATCAGGATAAGATAGATCAAATAGATCTAAAAGAGTATGGAAAAGTTATTGATATAATTTGTGAAAATACATTAGTAGAGCCAAGTATAAAGCAGCTTAAAGAGATAGATTTAGAATTGACTGATACGCAGAGATTTGAATTATGGGCATATAGTCAGCAGGGGGTAGAAGGCTTGAAATCTTTTCGTACAGCATCAAAGGATAATCTCAATAATAGCAATGGCAAGGACATACAAAATAAGGCCAAGCCAAATTTTAAGAATAGAAAATGATTATGATGCATTTTGTTTTGATGAAGCGTGTTTTTATATTTTAAGCGAACTATTAGTCGAAAAACCTAGGACTCCTAAATGGAATGATGAAGAAAAACACGATGGAAGCGGCAATAAATCTACAATAGAATGGATGATGAAGCACAATAAAACATTGTAAGATGACTGTGTTCTCCTAAATACAAACAAATTATTAGAATTCTATGATATAATATATTATACAAATAAAGTATTATTTGGCATAAGGAGCACTATTATGTGGATAGCTTATACTATTGGACTTGTATTTTTAATAATGTTAGTAAAATCTATGATAATTAAGCCTATATTATTTAAAGAAAAGTGGCAGGCTGGAGCAGGGTATGGTATTCCTGCTGTTTTGTGTTTCCTATTGTTTTTTATGCTTGCTTATTTAGATTACAGTTCTGAACAAGTGTATTTTAAAGATCAGAAAGATAGATATACTACATCAAGTTGGCATCCACCAACAGTGAGTGGAAGTGTAACTCCTTCAAATCCTGCAGGTGGTCAATATGTAAGTGTACCAATTCCTCAAAATAAAAATTTAGAAGATGGACTTTTAAATTTGCAGAATGATTTAAATGCATTAGAGAAGGATGTTGCTGCAAAAACAGCAAGTACAGCAGCTTCAACGTCAACAACTGCATATGCAGCGTCAGCTAGTAATGATCCTAAAAAGCAACCTTATATGGATGATAATGGAAAACCTGCTATTATAGGTGATACAGATAGTAAAATATATCATTTGCCAGGTGACCCTTATTATGATAAAGAAATGCAAAAGTTAAGTAATAACGTTTATTTTAGGACAATAGAGGAAGCTGAAACAGCTGGATATAGAGCAATTAAAGGCTAAAATAATTTAATAGGAATATTGAAAAGAAGAATCACTTAGTTGTGGTTCTTTTTTATTATGCACGAAAAATGGAGGTGATGCAGTGGCAATTAATGCTGGATCTGTAGTTGCTTTTATGGAGTTAGATACCTCAAGATTTACAAGTGGTTTAAGCAGTGCAGGAGAGCAGATGAAACAGTTTATGAACTCTAACAATTCTGCTGAAACTAGAATTCAAAGTTTAGGTGGAGCAATGAATACTGTTGGCAAAACAGCAACAAAAGCTGTAACACTTCCTTTAATTGGAGTTGGAACTGCAGCAGTTAAAACCTCCATGGATTTTGAAGCTCAAATGTCAAAAGTGCAAGCCATTTCAGGGGCTACGGGAAATGACTTTACCAAATTACGAGAGCAGGCCATTCAATTAGGAGCTGATACTGCATTTAGTGCTTCAGGGGCTGCAGAAGGTATGGAGAATCTTGCAAGTGCTGGTTTTAAAACTAATGAGATAATGAGTGCAATGCCCGGAATGTTAAGTCTTGCGGCTGCAGGAGGTGTTGATATAGCGACAGCTTCAGATATAGCAAGTAGTTCTTTAAGAGGATTTGGTATGGAAGCTGATAGAACATCTCATGTTGCAGATGTGCTGGCAAAAGTAGCTGGAGATACAAATGCTGAAATTACAGACACAGGGGAAGCTATGAAATACATAGCTCCAGTTGCACATTCACTTGGAATTAGTTTTGAAGATACTTCTGCAGCTATAGGTCTTTTATCAAATGCAGGTATAAAAGGAAGTCAGGCAGGTACTACATTAAGAAGTGCATTAACTAATCTTGCAAGCCCGACTAAAGCAGCATCAAAAGTAATGAAACAGCTGGGAATGAATTTCTTTGATGCAAATGGAAAAATGATTCCACTTGGACAAGTTATACAACAGCTTCAGGATAAGACAAAAGGACTTACCCAGCAACAAAAAGCAAGTGTTATGGAAACTTTGTTTGGTAAAGAAGCTATGTCTGGTATGTTAGCGCTTGTTGACCAAGGACCACAGAAATTTAATGATCTTTCAAAAGAACTTAAAAATTGTGATGGTGCATCTAAAGAAATGGCCGACACAATGCAGGACAATCTAAAAGGTGCTATTGAATCAATGAAAGGATCTCTTGAAACTTTAGGAATAAGAATAGGAGATGTTTTAGCTCCTGGGATAAAGAAAGCTGCTAATTTTATATCTGCATTAGCAAATGCTTTTAATAAACTTCCAAGGCCGATTCAGACTATAATTGTTTATGCTGGAGTTATGGCTGCGGCATTTGGACCTGTAATGATTATATTTGGTAAAATAATAACTTCGACATCAACGGTTGTAGGAGCATTTTCAAAATTTGGGCCAGCAATTACTAAAGTAGTAGGAGTTTTTCCTAAACTAATAACAGGTATTTCAAAAGTAGGAACAGCATTTGGAGGATTAAAAAAAGCTGCAGGTATATTTAAAGTATTGCCAGGAATAATTAACCCACCTGTATTAATAACTATAGCTGTTATAGCCGGTTTAGGATTGATAGTTTATGAAGTTATAAAGCATTGGGATACATGCAAAAAGTATGCAGCTGCCTTTGGAAAAGCTATAAAAGATATATTTGCATCTGTCGGTGATTTTTTCTCTAAATCCATAAAAGGATGGGAGATTGCTTTTGATGAATTCAAAGATTTCCTTTCCAAATCAGCACAAGGATGGAAAATGATATTTAAAAACTTAGGTGCAGATATGAAGGCTATAGGTAAATTTATTTTTGAAGGTTTGTTTAATGGTATAAGTAGTATGGCTGGTAAAATAAAAGACAAAGTTTCTTCTATAGCAAGTTCTATAAAAAATACATTTAAATCAGCTTTAGGCATACACTCACCGTCAACATTTTTTACTGGATATGGTATTAATACAGGACAAGGATATATAAATGGTTTAGATAAGATGCAAAATCCTATTAAAAATAGATTTTTGAAGTTAGTAAATGGTATTAAAAATTTAGGCAACACAAAGCCTAATTTTTCACAACTTGATAATATTGCATTAAGTGGAGCTTATGGGAGTTCTGGACAAGGATTGAGTAAAATTAGCAAGTTTGGCTCTAGTAAATTACTTAATTTTGATCCAAAAATAACACTTTATGTAACGGTAGCAGATACAGGAGAAAAAGGTACTGCAAAACTTACTAGTGAAGTAAAATCAATGGCTAAGAGTTCATTAAAAAATGGATTAGTAGATTTCTTTATGAATGATGTTATAAGGGATTAGGAGGTGGCTTGTTTTGGATATATCTAGACTTAACGAATTTAATATACAACTTTTATATTCAGATGGTGCAGATACAGGTGCAGCAATAACAAATTATAAACCTCCTCGTCCTGCTTATTTTAGGAAGGCTGTTAGAACTGTTTCAGGATATAGTCAGTTTCAGGATAATGTTAAAAGTGACTGTATAATTGAATTTACAGCTGCTTTTCAAATTAAAGGCAATACAGATGCAGAGACTCAGGTAAATGCACAAAAATATCTTGAATTTGTTAAAAGATACAGTGAGAGATTAACTTTAATAAATGAGTTTGGAATAACATATAAAGGTTATCTTCAAAATAAATTTGATCTGGATACAACAATTGAAGGAGATATTTATTATATAGCTACACAAATGCTCTGTAACCATGATGTTAGTGGATGGGTGAGTGATAATGATGGACTCTAGTGTGACTATATATAAAAAGGCAGGCTATGTAAGTTATGGCACAAGTGATGCAGATAAGATTACAGTAAGAAACAGCCTTACAAGCATAAAAACAAACAGGGCTAAAGATACCCAGGTTACAGAGTCTACTATAATTATGGAGTATGAAAAGCTTCCTTTAGCAGCATTTAAGGGAGGCAATACAGGAATAATTGACAACTATGCACATATTGAGATTTATTTTGATGATGCGATTCAATATTCAGGAGTCATAAAGAAATATAACTATAATGAAGGCGATAAGACTATAACATTAACTTGTCATGATATGTTCTACAGGCTTTTAAATGCCACAAATGAAGATATAGTTTATGGAGCTACTACTGCAGTAAATGTAATTGCAGATTTAGTAGGAAGGGCAGGGCTTAGCTTTTATCAAGCAGGAGGAGATAATTACAGTATTTCCAATTTGAAAATAGCTGAAGGTACAGTATATGCAGATGTTATACAGAATTTTTTAGAGACAATGCATGCAGCTATTAGATGCAGTAAAGGTGGAACTATTATTTTGGAAGATCAGTATCCTGCATATATAGAAGGTGGCGGAGATAGAAACCATTTTGACTGGGTTTATAAGGATAACTCAAATAACTCTTCAGATGATGCTGGAAGAGATGCTTCCTTAATGAAAAATATATTAAAAGTTACCTGTGATGTAAAGAATGGTGATAAGACTCAAACTGTTTTTGATAAATTTGAAGATCCATCAATGACTGAGTATCTTAATGGTGAAAAATGGTATGACATAATAGATAATCCTCTTGCAAACACCCAGGAAAAAAGAAAAGCAGTAGCAGGATGGCAGTTCTTAGAGCATTGGAGAAAAAGTACGCCACTTACGATACTTCCAACTAAGGGAAATAAGAATATTGATTTAGGTCATGTAGTTAAGTTGATAAGAGACAATACGGATCCAGGATATTATTTAGTTGTTGGTATAGATACAGAAGTAACAGCAGATGGCTATCAAGATACTTTGCAATTAGAAGGTATGAGAGACAAAAATACAATATATTTAATACCTAAACTGCTTGCTTCTGGCGTTATGAAGGAGGCTAGTTAATCATGCCTGGAAGTGGATTTAAGAATTTCAGGGAGCCTGTAGTCTATGTATTAGATCAGGAACTTAGAAAAAGAAATCTCAAAAATAAAATATCAATAGATACAGGGGACCAGCCTTATAGTGGACAACTTATTGAATATCCTATACAACTTATAAGGAATGTTACAACAAAGAAAGTAGTTAAATGTTTATATGGTACTGGAACGGACCAATGGAGTGAGGAACTTATCAGAGATACTAATGGAAAAGTATATAGGATTAAAACAACTTACCCTGATGGCAGCACAAAGACAATACAAATTAATAAAGGTTCAGACAATCTGGTTGATAATATAGATTATGTCTAGAGGTGATTCAATTGAGCCTGCCAAGTTATGTTATAAACTTTGACGAGTTAGCAGATGGAATAAAAGATTATTTACAAAATGGAGTTAAAGTTGATATAGGGAGCATAACAGTTCCTACAGATAAAATGGAAAGTCTACTTACACAAATAAGAGATAAAATACAAGGCGTAAATTATAATGATTTAATAGCAGCGTTAAATGCTCTTGGAGTTAAGCTAGATGGGTTAGCTGGTAATTTAGGCATATCTGGAACACAGAAAATATATGGAGAAATGCTTCAGATACCAGCAAGTACAGGAGTTTATACTATAGAATTTGAAGTACCTGAAAAGGGGAGAATTACTGGCATAACCTATTCTCAATCAGCCTGGAATTTTCAAGATACATGGGATCTAAAAGCAGGAGATATTACATTATTTACTTGTGTTCGTACTAAAGAATATGGAGAAAATAAGTTTTTTAATGTATTCTATCCGGTAACTGCAAGACAGAAAGTAGACTTTATATTTAACAATGCCAGTGGATCTTCTAAAATATTGTGGGTAGATTTTAACATATTGGAGGATGCAGTATGAGTTTACCAAGGTATGTTATAAATTTTGATGAACTTGAAACTGAATTAAGATTTAACTTACTAAAGTTAATAGATGATGCAATGAAGAACAAATATCCTCAGTTAGATACAGGAGATGTTGAGGCATTATTAAGTGACATTGAAGATTTACTACCTGATGAAAAATATAAAGGCCTTAAAAATAGGATAGAGCAATTTTTATTATATAAGTATGATGGAGAGCAGAAAGCTCAAGGTGGTATAATTGATATACCTGCAATTATAAGTGACTATAAGAAAGATTTTATATTTGATAAGGATGTGTTTTTAACTGGATTACATTTAAATCAGACAGGGTGGAAAAAGGAAGATAGATATAGTCTTGTGATAAATAAAAATAAAATAATAGACAATGCAACTACAAAAGAAATAGGGGAGCATAAATACTTTAATACTTACTATAAGGTAAATGCCAATACTCCTATTTCTTTTATTTTACATAATTTAAGTGGTAACAGTAGGCAGGCTTTAATTGATCTAGAGTATTTACAAGATAAAGAAGTTACACCTAATCCAGTAGAACCTAAAAAGCCGGATACTGATGATATACCAAATGATTGGGATATAGCAGTTCGTATGCAGTGGGAAGAAAATAATAATACAGATATGGATCTCCATGGGTTTATTGGAGATAAACATGTGTTTTTTGGACATAACTCCTATAAAGGATTTTATCTAAATTGGGATTGGCGGCAGCATATTGATAATTCAAATCCTGAAATAATGTCTGTTAAGGGATATTATAATAAAGTATTGAATGTATATGTTCACGACTATAATGGAGGAGAGTTAAAAAACCCTGTAAATATAAAAATATATGAAAAAAGGCCTTATGGTAAAGTGCTTCTTAAAGAATACAACATGGTAGTGGAAAACACGAGTTCTTTAGGATATGGAGTGTGCAGTATAGATTTAAAAACTAAAAAAATAACAGATATGTTTACTAGAGAAAACTTATTTTGGTAGGAGGTAATAAAATGGCTATAGCAGAGGATTTTTACTATGTTGAAGGCAACTGCAGTGTAAAGAATTTAGTTAAAACATTAGTAAAAGAAATAACGCAAAATGCGGGTGTATATAAATGGGACTTGGTTGTGCCTGATAGTATAGATAAAATGGGGGCAGCTGAAGCAGATCAAACAATAAACTTAATAACAGATGGTAGTGCGACTGATAAAGTACAAACTATATTTACAGCTTCAAAACAAAATGATACTTGTATAATAAAAACAACTACATCATATAACAAAGTTTTTTATGTTAAAATTAGTAGGCTTGCAAGGGAATTGACGACAGCAGAAAAGCAAGCCATAATAAACTTTGAAAAATTACACAGTTATGCCACTTATCCGGAAGGTGGAGCAGTATACCATACAAGGACTGATGCAGAAGCATTAGAAATAATGGCAGGTAAAAATCCTAGCGTAAATGGTAGTGGCTATGACGATTATGTAAGTGCTATGACAGCAGGATTAACTTTAAATAATATAAGATTTCAAATAGCTAGTGAGTTAAATTCAGATAATACAGATATTAAGATTTCACAAGATATACAAGAGAAATATAATTATAGGCTAGCTTGGTATAGAAACTTACCTAAAGGTATTAAAGATTTTTTACCTGTGCAATATTGGATTTCTATGACAAAGGATAGTATAAATCTTGTACTTAGAGGAGATCCTTCGGCAGATGTAGCCCCATATAATAATTATCTTACAGGTTATGCTTATATAGGAGCTTTAAAACCTGTTGAAGATAGTGCTTATACAGATGATCAATACAATTTTGGGATAACTGCATCAAGCGATATGGAACCTAACTATAGTAATCCATATGGAGAACGAACTGGTACAGGAGTAACTGACTTTGTTATGATAGCCAATAAAATCGGTATGCCGTACCAACCACATTACCCTGCTTTTTATGCTACAAATCCATTTATGGATAAATGTAATGTTGAAGGTTCTAGGTGGGATCATAAGAAGCATCAATTTTCAGATATTACACTTGTACACCCAGTAGATATGGAAAGAGGTAAGTTACAGAATGTATTAGCTGGTGATTCATCAAGTATATATGATGCAGATAAACTAACATATATGAAAGATACCGATCAAGAAGAAAACTATAAGAAATTTAAAATTACAGCGCCATTTAATTTCTTAAATAATAGTGCAAATATTAACTATTGTGTTGCCATTAGATGTTATAAAGCATCTGAGTAGGAGTTGATATGAATGCCCTTGCATACAGTACCCTTGTGTAATTTTAGATATGCAGGGGAAACAGTTTATTTTGGAGCTACTTTTAAGTATGACACCTCATATAAAATTATAAAGCCTAAAGAGTGGATGCTTTCTATAGAAAATTCAAAAGAAATTGAAAAAGACTTTAGTAAAATGTTTTTTAAACCTGCTGCAGTAAATATATTAAAAGATAGTAAAAAGTATTTATATAGAAGGCTTTCTGAAATAGGTGGTAAAGAATCTCTAAGAGAGTTGAAAGTTAGATATAAAGAGATAAATATAAAAAATAACAGTATTAAATTAGAGAAAAATAATATTTTGATAAATTTGAAATTAAGTAAAAACTTAAGGGACTATAATAAAGAACTAATAATAAATTCTAGTGTTTGTTTGGAAACTAAGAAATTAGGTTTTATTAAATGCGAAAGCATAGAATTAAAAAGATATAATATATTTTTGAATATAAAGAAATGGAAAATCGTAAGAAATATAAAAAATAGCATTGTAAGTATAGAAAAAAGTATATATCTATTAAAATGTTGGCAAAATCAAATTTACAAGAGTAAAATGTTTGTAATATCCAGTAAAAAGAGCTTACTGTTGAATTTATTTAATGGATTTCTTCTTAAAAAAATAGGTAAAGCATTCTATAAAAATACTGCTAAACAGTTTAGAACTATTAACTATTGTGATATTAATAAATTCTTGCCAGTATCTCTTAGGCGAACTAATTTTGTAAGTTTAAACAAACTGGATGCAGCTTTTCAACTTGATAGAGAGTCTTGTAGGAATCTTTCAGAGTATCAAGATATTAATATTCTTAATAGGTTTAGTTTTAAAACTGTTAATAAAGAAATAACAGATAAGAAACTGAATAGGCTAACTGATAAAAGTATAATGAAAAATTTAGATCTTATATACATGTACAAAGACAGTAGCAAAAATATAAGTAAAGAAATAATAAAAAAGATAATGCAGAGGCTGTTTGGTAAAAGAATGCAGAGAATTTCATCATCACTATTTGTATATAGACGCTTTTATAAAAAAATTAGTAAAATAAACACCTATACTTTAAATAGAAATACATTTAAATATATACTTAAAAACTTAAATAGTATGTTAAAGAGGGAAACAGATAGAAATATTTATTATGACAATTATTTGCAGTTAATAAGATGCACAGAAACAAATGCAAATAAAAACTCAGGTAAATATTTAGCAAGAATAAATATAATAGATGTATATGAACAAGTAGAAAAAGAATTAAATGTATTACCTATTATAGATATACTAAAACCCTCTGACTTATTTATAAAAAATTATTGTAATAATAAACAAATTTATACAACAGAGCGTAATAAGTCTATAGAAGTAATAAAAAGATGGTGGTGGTTAAATCCTACTGATCCAAGAGATAATTTAATCATTCCTAATAAAGATTTTAATTACGACAATAGTTTGTTGAATAATCTAAACTATGAATATCTTAGATTTACTAATCATCCTATAGGTTGGGGTGAAAATTGGGGAATAGATTTCAATATTCCTGCTTATGCAGTAAGTATAGAAATTATGTTAGATTTAGTAAATATCTTAATTGAGATATGGCATAGCAATGTACAAGCATGGATGTGTTGCAGCGGAAAAGAGTCAATGCAGTTTGTTATGGAACTTTTGTATGACTGGTATACTTTAGGTACTTCTAAACCTAATATGGATTATTATAGATCTTACAGGTGGATAAGATGGGAAACTGAAAAAGTTTATTTTCTTGATATGAAAAATGGACTACAGGCAGTAGGTATACTCATTTCCAATTTAATAGATTATTTAAAGCAGCATCATTTTAATGTTGTACCAATATGGAGAAATCCAAAGAATATGGACATTGAAAGAAACTTTAATAAGAAGGCTTCCAATGGTGATTTAATAAAATCATTAGATAAAATGAAGGGTAAAAGATATTATTTTATAGATACGCAAAACACAGAAAAGAAAAATATTATAGGGAGGTAACAAGATGAGTAATACCACTATAGATTTTAAGAATCCCCGTCAAAAACAATGGGGAATATTGAAAAATAAAACTTTAGTTAAATTAAATTATGGTGGAATAACAGATGAAACTGGAGAAGAAATAGATTCATATTCAACAAATTGTTATAATGATGCACTAGAACAGGCAAAGTTATTTATAGCTCAAGGAACAGGTACAGATAATGTTCAAGTGGTTGAGTTTGTACCATATGATTATATGATGCAGCCTACTGTATAGGAGCTGATATTCTTATGAAACTTATAAAAGTTAAAGATGGATTACTGGAGGTCGAGAACTTTTTTTTGACCTCTTCTTTTAGTGATTTTGCTGGAAGTGCTAATGTAACAAGAGATATGAGTACAGGAAAAATGAAATTAATCTCCAATAATAAGATTGAAAGAAATTTTACCTATACCGAATTTGTTGTAGAACTTGAAAAAGAAAATTTTAATGATGTGGGTATAGATGATTATTCTGCAATATATTTTGACAATGGAAAGTACACTTTTGGTATTAAAGATAAAAAGCAAGCTGAACAACATAAGTTTTGGAAAATAATTAAGCAAGATAATTATGTTCAAGCATATATATCAGATGATGGAATTAATTACACCAATATAGGTGGTATGAATTTTACAGATGCAGTGTTACATCAGGGCTTTGAAAAATACAGTAATGAGGATTTTATATTAGACAACTATAAAGTATATGGAAGCCCATATGTCACTATACAAAATTTCCCGGAGAATACTGTATGTGAACTGTATGACCCAAATAATAATTTGTTAAAAGCTAGAACCTTCAACGGTGATCTGGAGTGTAAAGTATTTCTGGATGGCAATATTCAGGGATATTTTATTTTTAAAGATAGTAGTGGAAGCCCAATATATAAATCAGACCTGCTGGATCTTAAGTATGGTGATGTATATGTATTTAGCAAATACGAACTTGAAGTGATTTATAATGGATTGATTGTAACTAACACAAGTCCTGGAGTATTAAAAGACTTTCAGGAGAGCATAACAATTAAAAACATAGATACTAAAGATTATGCAGGGCTAAAAATAGGGATACATACTGCAAGTGATGATTTAATTCAACTAAGCTTGGATGGCACAGCATATTCAGATAGTGTAAGTTTAGATTTGCTTCAAGGACAAAGTAAAGATGTATTTGTTAAAATAACTAAAAATGTTGATAATCACAATTTTTCTGTGAGAGATTTTCAACTAGTAATAGATGAGTAGGTGATGACTGAATGAGTGAATTTTTTAATATAACTCTTAACAAAGATGTTGTTTTGGATGATAGTGCAACTAATAGTTCTACAGGATGGACAGGCCAGCATATACTAGATGAAATAATAGCTCACAGGATTACTAAATTTGAAGGCTTAGATGATGTAAATGTAGCAAATAAGCAAGATAAACAGGTAGTTGTTTATTCAGCAGACATGAAAAAATTTACTACTGTAGATTTACAGAATATTGGAGATGCAGCAGGATTAAGTTTAAAGCAAATAAGTAAAATGGGTATAACAGGAGGTACATCATCACCTTACGAGGTAGATATTCCAATTAATACAGTAGATTTCAAAGTTCCTAGAGTTAATGTGCTGCAATTTAAGCAGGGTGACCAGAATGTAATAAAAACTTTAAATTCATTCAGTAACTCTGAATCCAGTGATTTTGAACCTGATGATATGATAGCGTTTGATAATACAGTACATTTAAAAACAAGTTATGATTATCAAATGAAAGATGAGGGAGCTATAGGATCTAACAACGAAGAATATTCCTGTGAAATAGATAAGAACATTTTTAAAGAAATAGATGATATTGAAGAATCTGTTGATGGAGTAAGTGAGATACTTACAGTAACTGCCATACCACCAGATAGATTATTAATTGCTAGTGGAGATAGGGATTTAAGTTATGTACAGAATATAGATTACTTTAAACTAACGGGAACAGGAAATAATTTAAAAGTAGTGTGCAGTGTAGATGGTGGAACAACATGGAAAACATTTAATATGGATCATTGGGAAGATATAAGTTTAACTATGAATGATGTAAAGACAAAAGGTATAGATATGTCTATTTTCAATGCTATTAATTCTACTTACTGGAATTTGCTTAATGCAAATAAAAAAATAAGGTTTGCTTATTTACTGTCTATGAATAGTATTTCAGATACAAAGAGCATTGATAATTTAGATTTACAGTATGATGGTCAAGGCAAATGGGTACAAGCTAAAGAAACAGATTATGATGTAGTATATGTTTCAAATACCCAACTGCAGGTGCTTATAAAATTTTCAGGAGATATAAAAATAAATTACTAATTAGTTTAATATTGCAGGCTTTATAAAGATAGGAAGTGAAAGAATGACATTAAGTGTAGGAACAACGGGTGTAATACAACCAGAAACGGGATGGCAAAGATCTCAATATAATGAAGGAAGATTAATATTTATAGGTACTGATTGGCAATTATATGATGATAATTCTGGACATTTAATAAAATATCAGTTAGGTTCTTTAAAACATCAAGTTAAATTTAGATTTTTAGGAACTAAATTTAGAATGATTGGATGCGGTAGTGGATATTATTCAAATCAGTGTAAGGTAATTATAACTTCTCTCAAAACAAATCAGATTATATCAAATTATACTTTTAATGAGCATTGTACTGAAGATACACGTAATCTTACTTTAGTACATGAAAGCCCTGCTATTCCTTTAGATGAATATGAAGTAATAATAGAAGAAACATCCGGTAAAAATTTTAATATAAATTCTATTGATATAGAAAATACAGGTGAATTTTTAGCTTATATAGGACAAACATTAACTGCACCAGAAATAGGTTGGCAACGTATAGAAGATACAAATAGTATCATTACTTACGAGGGACAATGGTATATCCAAACAAACAATACTTATTCTGGAGGAAGCTGTCATTATTCAATAAATAAAAATTCCATAGTTAAATTTAATTTTACTGGAAATAAATTAAGAATTATAGCTGGGGTAGTTCCTAATTGTAGTGGAAATATTACTATTACTATTGATGGTATAAAATATCCTTTTTCAGAATATCAAAGTAGTCTTATTAGTAGTTGCTTGTTATTTGAAAAAACAGATTTAGCAAATAAAGAGCATTCATTTATGTTTTGTACAAATGATGAAAATTCAAGTATTTATAGCGTTTTTGATGCTATAGATATAGATTCAAATGGAATATTAAAACCTTATAACCCCAATTTAAATAAATATTTAATTATGAAAAATAATCAATATTATTCTGTAAAAGATAATTCACTTACTTTATTAGGAATACCAACAGATGATACACAAAAAGAGAAGTGGTTTAATCATAATGGAGTAGATGATTTGAAAGCAGTATTGTTAACACCTGATTCAAATGGAAATAAGTTAATTGATAAACTTGATAATAAATTTGAAATAAGAATGATGAAGCCTAAAGATTAGAAATGGTTTCCTTATTTTCACTAAGAGTAGGAGGTTCTGTATATTGAAAAATAAAATATATAAAGACCTGATTTTAATATTTATTATGGGTGCTCTATACATGGTACTAGAGGGTTTATGGCGAGGATGGACGCATATAAGTATGTTGGTAGTTGGTGGACTAGCTGCTTTTTTTATAGGGAAGTTAAACGAGCATCCTAAATTCTATGACCGAAAGATGTGGCAGGAATGTTTAATAGGTACGTTTATAATCTTAATACTAGAATTCACAAGTGGCATGATTTTAAATGTATGGTTAGGTTTAGGCATATGGGACTATTCCAATGAACTTTTTAACTTATATGGACAAATATGTTTGCCTTATGCTGTATTGTGGTTTTTCTTAGTACCATTTGCAATTTATGTTGATGATTATTTAAGATATAGGTTATTTGGGGAAAAGAAGCCAGAAGGGTTAGTAAAAAATTATAAAGATTTATTTACATTACAATAAATTAAATTTAAATAAAAAAGGATATTATGACATATTGTAGAATATAATAATAAAGATTTATTTTAGGAAGGTGTTAATATGATCCATTTTAGAATAAAAGATGTATTCGATGAAATTAAACAGGCTTTGCAGGCAAAAGGTGCTAATAATGTTACTTTTGAAGATGGTGATAACAAATATGAAAAAGTATTATGTTTAGGAGCTGTTAGGGTTGGAAAGGTTAAAATAAGTTATCCAGATGATACAGATAGGGATGATTGTTGCAATGTAGTAGTTTCGTTTGATTACTATTTAGTAAATGATGTTACAGGTGGCGTTAACAAGTTTGATTTTTTTATAGATAATTTTATTAAAATAACAAATGCCAGATAAAAAATAATAATTTTATTAGAGAGCCTATTGGCTCTTTTTTATATTTACAATAGCTAAGTCAGAATAGAAAATTTTTGCGTACTAAACATATGGTAAGATAAGGGCTAGAATTAGTTCTTTTATTTTGCCCTAAATTTTATACTTTTGTAAATGTATAAAGGAAAACTCCTTTTTATGTAGAATTATATATGAAAAGGAGTTTTACTATATGGATATGCAAAATAGATTTTGGAATAGAATGGTACAAATAAAATTTGAAATTCTTTACTTTAATGAATATATAGAACAATCAGGAAAATTTGATATATGCGTAAATACTTTTACAGCCATAACATCTTCAGGAAGTATTGCTGGGTGGGCTATATGGAATAATCTAAAATTTATTTGGGCAATTTTAATAGCAATGACTCAAGTAATTACTGTTATTAAATCATATTTACCATATCATAAAAGAGTTGAATTTTTAAGTAAACTTTGTTTTGAATTGTCAGGTTTATTTATTAATTGTGAACATCTTTGGTATGATGTTAGTAATGGTAGCTTAACTAATAATGAAATTAATGATAAACTAAGGGACATACAAATTAAGGAAGATAAAATTAAAAATAAATATTTAGGTAGTAACATTTTGCCTCTAAAAAACAAATTAGAGACAAAAGCAAATATCAAACTTAAAGAATATTTTAATAAATATTATTAAGTTAGGAGGAATATTAATGAATAGAATAAAATTATCTAAAAAGAGTACTTTTAGTAAAGACAGTGTACCTGAAACTACAGAAAAGATAAAAATGCCCAAAACTAAACCGCCTAAAAAAGAAAGTAAATAATTATATTAAAAAAGACTTTGGAGATATCCAAAGCTCTTTTTTTATACTTAAAAACAGGGGGTAGTATATGAGTGAATGTTATGACATAAAGCTATGTGCAGAAAAGCATAAGCAAATAGATGAAACTTTTGATTTGCACGAGAGAAGATTAAACGATCATGCTGATAGACTTAAAAAGCTGGAAGGAAGGGGAGAGAGAGTAGATGAAAAATTAGAAGATTTATGTGGTAGACTTGATAATTTAATAAGTACCCTAAAGTGGGGTATGGGTATATTAGGAGCTTCATTCTTGGGGCTCTTTATTTATTTATTAGAATTACATTTAAAATAAGAAAGGAAATGATGTTATGGTAATAACTTATGATTTTGGGCATGGTACTGGTGAGGATCGTGGAGCTGAAGGATATAGAAATGAGGAGAATGATTGTAGAGAATATGGTGCACTTGTAATTAAGAAATTGCAACAACTAGGGCATACCTGCTACGATTGCACACCTTCAGCAAGTCCAGCTTTAACTTTAGGACAATCATTAGCCTATAGAGTTAATAAAGCTAATTCTATAGGCTCACAGCTACATTTATGTTTCCATGTTAATGCCTATGAAACAGATAAAGCCAATGGATGTGAAGTGGAGTATATAAGTGCCTCAGGCAAAACATATGCTGACAGGGTATGTGCTGAAATGTCTAGTGAGCTAGGATTTAGAAACAGGGGCAGTCAATTAAGGACAGGTTTATATGTACTTAAGTATACAAAAATGGCTGCTATTTTAATAGAACCATTTTTCTGTGATACAAAATCAGATTGTGACAAGTACGATCCTGAGAAATTAGCAACAGCTATAGTAAAAGGCATTACAGGACAAACAGTATCAAGCCAACCAACTGCACCTAAGCAAGTAGTACAAACAGTACCTACGTATCCTGAAACAATTCCAGAAGGAGTATTTCAAATTCCAGGTACTAAATTTTATATAGAGCCAAGAACCGATGGAGATATGGGAATTCATCTAGACAGAGGAAATTATATTATCATCCGTAAAGGTGGAGCACCAGTGGTAGTTTACAACAATAACAAAGGTCAGGGTGGATCTAAAGTGTTATTCTAATTCTTATCTTATGGATCAAAAGATGAGAAATTTGTCTTATAAGGCTAGTAAAATAGCCTTTTTTAAATTATCAAAAATATAAATTTAAATTTTAGGAGGAAAAAAGTATGTTAGGAAATGAAGTAGCAAATATAATTTCAAGTGGAGTATTAAGTATTTTAGGAGCTTTGGCTTCTTATGGTGTAGCAGTAGGAGTTACTTATCTTAAAAAGAAAAGGGAAGCTCTTATCAAGCAAATTGGAGTTGATCAGTACAACAAGGATTATAAAATCGCACAGGATATTTACTATATAGTAGAGCAACAGTTTAAGTTTATTCCACAGGCAGGAGAACAAAAGAAAAAGGCATTTGATAAATTATTAGTTGAAAAGATTCCAGGAATATCCCAAGAGGAACTGGATCACTTTAGAGAGACAATTTGTGGAAAGATAAATAGTGAGTTTAAAGATAGTAAATTATTAGCTCCAGCTTTTGATGAAAGTAAAGATGTTTCGGATGTAATGGATGTTAATAAGAAGACAACTTTAAATCCAAAGCAATCTCAAGCACAAAATGTATAAACTAAAATAGTAGCTCAATAAGATTTTAAGCCTAGTAGAGAATTAAATCTGCTAGGCTTTATTTTTATGTAAAATTTTGCTACAATTAGGAAAGAACATAAAGGAAATAACTGTATAATTATTATGAAATGTTGAAATAAAAAAATAGCGAATATTAGTAACTAAGAACAATATTTGCTATTTTAATTAATATGATCTACTATAGAAGAATTATTTAAGTTATTTGACTCTGTAATATATAGGGGTATTATAATAAATTAAAGTAAGGGGATGGCAAGATGAGATACACAGTAAATTCATTGGTATATTTTCCACATGATATATTCGGAGGGCCAATTAATAGGTTAACAATCGAATTAATTGACAATAGGTGGAAAATAACTCATGGTGAACTAGTACAAACTATTGGGGTTCCATCTGCAGTTCAACTTAATATTCAACCACAGAAGTTAATAAAAATGATGTCAAAAGCAGAGTCGCAAAGAAATGTTGAAGTGTCAATAATTGTAGATACAAATGATTTTAGAAAAGCATGGACTATTGCAAGTGATGTTCTTGAAACATTTTGTTCGTGGTTAACTTTTCTAACATTAAACGCATATAAAATACTTAATTGGGTAGATTGTAGTACTTCAGATGGACATTCGATCAAGATTAGTAAGTCATATGTTACTCCTAAGGATAATAGCTCAATTCAGACACATACGTATAATCCAGCAGGGCATTACGATTTAAGTGCATGGTTAACGAATAAATTACCGGATGAAATTATATATCCTATAAATTGTTTGCGCAAAGGTATGATTGTTGAACATTTAAAAGAAAAAGTAATCGCGTGGGCTACAGCAATGGAGGGAGTGTCTGAGATATTAGCTTGTCAAGGTGCACAAATTAGGAAATGCCCTAGATGTGGAGAAGATCTTTATAGTCAGCCTATAGCTAGTAAAGATGGGTTACTTAATTTTTTAAGAAATGAGTTGGGATATTCAAGAAGAAAGATCTATGATCCAATTTGGAAGGTTAGAAGTAAATTTATACATGCAGATATAAAGAACATTGAATATACATATGAACAATTAACAATTATACAAAATGCAGCGTATGCCTTACTTGTGAGTGTAATTTCATATTACATTCTTAAACAAACAGATCTTCCATTTAAAGATAAAGAACAGATATCAGGTGAAAGTTACAAATACAATCATCCATTTTTAGGAGAAGTTTTATCATTAAAGAGTAACCTTGAAGCACTAGCAAACATTAATGAGAAGTAAAAAAGTGTTAATATATTAGCTCCGGCCTTTGATGGAAATAAAGATGTTGCTGATGTATCAGATGCTATTAATATTAAACAGGATACATCAAGTAATGTACAAAGTACTGGACAGAATGTATTGACTTCTGTATAAAATGATGAACAAAGTATAACCATGGTTCAGTAATAATTTAAAGTCTAGAGTAGTATAAAAAGCTATTCTAGACTTTATTTTTGTACATAGTATAATACATAAATAAAATTTAATTTAAAAAATAAATAATAAAAAATACAAATATGTTTATACTAATAATATAGTAATTAAATGATTTTAAGCAATATTAATGCTAATATCAGTATAGAAAGGCTTTGAAACAATAAAATAAATAATACTTGTTTTAATACCTTTATTATAGTCATAAAAAGGCCTCCTTCCTTAGATAGATTTGCTCAAATATATCTTTTGTATAGAGGGGTCTTTTTATACTGTTTAAGTATAAAAAATATATATAAATTTTGGGCAAGTTATTTATAACTATAAATATCACAGTAGACACATTAATACATAAATAAGTTATATTTCTAAAAAGAATTTCTTTTATTTTATTTTTGCTATAATATTACTAGGAGATGATATTTAATGAATGGAACCCAGGTATCTATAATTACAATGATTACTGCTGGTGCAGCAATAATAACTGCAATTGCATCTGCAATTGGAGTTATTATAAATATTAGAAGAGATATTAAATCTAGAAATAAGCAAAATGAAATAGAAGAAAAATCTCAAGCATTAAAGATTTCAGCCTATTTAGAAAATGATGAAAAACTTTATATAATAAATTCGTCTGACTTACCAATATATAATGTTGTAATTACAGTAATTCATAAAAGAGGACATACTCTTAGGAAAGGTGAAGATCTTTGGAAAGAAGAATTAGCGTTAGATATAGATGATAAATTAAAGTCTCAATTTTATAATTCGCAAGTTGCGGTATATGATGTAATTCCAACAGGAAGATTTAAAAAAGAGGATATTTTTCCAAGCCATTCTATGGGTGATTGGCATGCAACAAATGCAAATAGAGTAGAGATATCATTTACAGATAGTTCATCAAATTCATGGATCAAAAGAGCAGATGGTAAATTAGAAAAAATAGAAGTTACTCCATATGATTATTATGATTTATGTGAAACAAATGTTAGAAAGGCTTCTCTTGTAGAAGATAAAAAATAGCTTCTTAAATTTTTATACATATAAAAACATAGTGAAATTTGTAGGCTATATAGGGATAAAAATTAATTGATTTAAATAAAAATTGATACTATATAGAATACTGTAACTCCTGTACAAAATACAAATGTAGCTTGGTAAAATTTTAATTCTAGAATAGTGTAAAAGCTATTCTAGAATTTTTATATTTTTACTTAAGGTATTTGTGTGAAACTATAAGCACTTATAAGCAACTATAAGCGCTTATAAGAAATTATAAGCAATTATTAGAAGTAGGTGGAAAATTTAAGCATAGTGACGATGTTATATAGTTGTTCGTTGCAAGCGAACTTTGAGAGTTTTAAGACGTAGAAGTATAATATATATACAATAAGATACGAATAGATACGAATAAGTACAAAAATATATTTAAAAATTTTACTATGGACAAGCTAATATTTATGATAAAATATTACTTTTGTATAAATTTTCATAAATTGGTAATCATTTTGGATAGGATTGAATATACATGAATAATGGAAAAAGAGTTTTTATTGGATATCATGGAACTGAAACTGAAAAAGCAAAATCAATTTTGAAATCTCGTTCTTTTAATACATCTCATGGCGAAGAAGAATGGTTGGGCATTGGCGTATATTTTTTTCAAGATGATATGAAACAAGCAATTAATTTTTGCACAAAGGCCAGAAAATATAAAAATTGGTCAGTTTTAAAAGCAACTATTTCTGCCGAAAGAGTAATTGATTTGATTGATATAAATACATTTGATAAATTTCAAGCATATGCTACAGAACTTAAGAGTAGATTTTTGAAATTAAAAAACGGTAAAAAACGACAATTAATGAATTCAGTAATACTTGATGTAATGTATAAATTAAATCCATATGATGTTGTAAGAGCTGCTTTTCCAATACCTAAGGTTGGATACGCCCCTAGAACTAACATACAACCTATGGAAATTCAATTATCAGTAAGAAATAGAAATTGTATAGATAGATATAGTATTAAGGAGGTAGAGAATGATGGATGTAAATAAATATTTTGAGGAGGTAAACTTAAAACTTAATGCCCTAAGTGATGAAGAATTAGAAAACTTATTGGTAGAATCAGGGATTGAAGATTGCCCTTATGAGGATGATAATACTATATATTGTGGAAACATAAATAATGATGAAATTGTGAATGAAAAATTTTCAGGACTAATTTCAGAAGTAGAGAATGTAATTTTTTCTAAGACTATTAAGTCAAGAAAATCAAATGAATTATTAGAACTCAAAGACTATGATGTTTACGATGTTTTTAATAATGGAGAGGACGCGGCATAATGAAAGATGTACAAGCTAATACCGATAATTGTAAACTAAAATTACATAAAATATATGCTCAAAATATATCATTCAATAGATCTGATAATTATTCTGAAAAGAATTCAAAGTTTGATATTAAAGTTGGATATGAAATTGCAGATTCTGAAGATAAATCAAAAACTAAAGTTAATGTTAAAGTAGAAATAAATGACAAGGAAGAGAATGCATTGTCTATTGATGTCTCGCTGTGTGGAATTTTTAGTATGAGACCTAATAATAAAGAAAATGAAAAGTTTTTTACAAAACAATCATTAGCAATTTTATTTCCGTATTTAAGAAGTTTAATTACAACTATAACGGCTCAAGCAGAAATTCGACCAATAGTTTTACCACCGATTAATTTTAATGCATTAATTGATGAGCAGTATAAGAATAAAGAAAATAAAAATAAGAAATAAAGCCACTTTTTCTAAAAGAAGGCTTTATTTTTTTTTCTTGAAATAGAACATATGTTCGTATATAATAGTATTATCTGGAATAGAGGAGGTAATATATGAATAGTTTTATAGGATGGATAGGTGGAAAGAAATTATTAAGAAAAGAAATAGTTAAAAGATTTCCAGAAAAATTTAATAGATACATAGAGGTATTTGGAGGTGCAGCATGGGTTTTATTTTCAAAAGATAAACAAGCTAACATGGAAGTATACAATGACATAAACGGTGATCTGGTAAATTTATTTAAATGCGTGAAATTTCATTGTGGAGAATTACAAAGAGAGCTTTCATTTATGCTTAATTCAAGAGAACTATTTTATGATTTTGTTAGCCAATACAACACTAGAGGAATGACAGATATACAAAGGGCAGCACGATTTTTTATGCTAATTAAGACAAGCTATGGAAGTGATCATAAGTCCTACGGATGCGTTAAAAAAGATGTTAATGTAATGATTAAATATCTTACTGATATCCAGGAAAGGCTTTCAGGAGTAGTTATTGAAAATAAGGATTTTGAGGATTTACTCAAAGTTTATGATAAAAAAGACGCACTCATATATTTAGATCCTCCATACTATGGTACTGAAAGATACTATCAGAATAAGTTCTCAGAAGAGGATCATGTAAGATTATATGATTGCTTAAATAATGTAAAAGGTAAATTTATTCTTTCTTATAATGATTGCGAATTTGTAAGAAATTTATATAAAAATTTTATTATAGAGGAAGTTGAGAGAAATCATAATCTTGTAGGTAAGTATAAAAACAAAGAGCATAAATATAGTGAACTGATTATTAGAAACTATTAAAAAATTAAATTTTATAAAATAGGATAAATTTATCCTATTTGTGTTATAATATAAATATATTATAGTTGAGGAGGGATTCAAATGCTTGTTAATACAAATAAAATGATTTCAATATCAGAAGCGAATAAGAATTTTTCCAAGGTAGCAAAAATAGTTGATGAAGATAAATCAGTTGTTATAATGAAAAATAATAAACCTAGATATGTTATTTTGGATTTTGATAAATTTAGTAAAGACGCATTATCTGAGGATCAAACCCTTGATAAAATTGCTGATAAAATTTTAGATGACAATATAGAGGCGTTTAAGGAATTAGCAAATAGATGAAGTATATTACCGTTGATTATATTTTAAAACTTCATGCTAGATTGATAAGAACTACTGGAGGAACAAGTGGAGTAAGAGACTTAGAAATTTTGGAGTCATCAGTTGAAAATTCTAAAGCTACTTTTTGTGGACAAGATTTATATCCAACTATTGAATCAAAGTGTGCAAATATATGTTTCAATATAATAAAAAATCATGCATTTGTAGATGGAAATAAGAGGACTGGAATTTATGTTATGTTAGTACTTCTTGAATATAACGACATAAAGATAAGATTTAGTCAAAATGAACTTGTGAATTTTGCTATAGATATTGCATCTAGTAAGATAGATCAAGAGAATGTAGTTAACTGGATAAAAAGTCATGAAAAAGGTACTTTTTAATAATAAGTGCCTTTTATTTTGGTAATCTAAATAAGAATAAATGTTACTTAAAAACAGTGGTATGACTTTGTCTTAGAAACAAATCATATTTACACCATATTTACACCATAGTTTTAGATTAATATATATAATAATATTTTATTATAGCTAGAAAGCCTTTATAATCAGAGACTTACAGAAAATCATATATAATTGTAATATATTAAAAATAAAATCAGGAGTTCGATTCTCCTAGGGACTACCAAATGGTTAAATAAGAGTGTTTTGAAGGATTTCAAAAGCTCTTATTTTTTTAGCTTCCCACATTTTTCCCACATAAGTTTTAGGTGACTATAGATATGTGTATATTTTATATGAATTTAATATTATAGAATTAGTAATATTTCAATTTATTTATATAATGTCATTTAACTTTTCTGCAGCATTGATTTTTTGCTTTGGCATTACATGAGTATAAATATCAGCTGTTGTTTCTATGTTGCTATGTCCAAGTAGAGCTTGGACAGTTTTTAGAGGAGTCCCAGCCCCAAATAATTTTGTAGCACAAGTATACCTTAAACAATGAAATTTTTTATGCTCTATTTTAGCTTTTGCTAATAAGTTTTTATAACTTCCAAATAAGTTTTTTGCATCTGTAGGTTTTCCAAGGGCAGTGGCGAAAACAAGGTTATTATCCTCATAAGAATTGCCAGCTTTCATTTTTTCTAGTTTTTGTTTTAATTCATGTTCTTTTAAAACCGCTAGATATTAATAAAATCAAAGGTGCGTTTGCAGTAGTAATTGGAGAGAATGGTCCTATTCATACTGAGGTAATGAACATTAATCAGATACAAAAGGCATATAGTCGATAAATAAAAATTAATATATTGTATAAACGAAGATAAGCACTGGTTAAAGCTCGTGGTTATCCTTATATTATTTACAGGATATTCAAAAAATAAATAATCTACTTGCATTACATTAAATCGTAACAAATACCATATATACTTATAAGTGTTCTAAGGAAATAGTTGTTGCAAGTCAAAAGCTAGGTTCAGCACTAAATGAATATGGTAAAATAGCTAAAAGAAAAACCAACAATTAGAAAAAGGGGAAGGTTTTTATCTCTCCTTTTCTGATGTATTAAGCTTGATGAAGAATTGCAGATGTAAAAGAATTAAAGATACTTTAAAACATAAATAATTTAAAGTTATTAAAAGATTTTCTTAATGATACCCTAAAAAGTGATGCGTGTTTCGTATATATAAATGAAATGAATATGAAAATGCATAAGAAATAACCTTAGCGAAAATAGAAACAATTATTTGAAAGGGTGAGTATGGTGTATAATTTTCCGAATTCTATTATAACTTATAGTGCAAATAAATTAGAAGATATAGAAAATAAAGTAGAAGAAATAAAACTGGAACATGAAAAATTAGATAGAAATTGTGTAATTGAAGTAATATCTGAACCTAATCATGAAATGATTGCCTTTGATGGATATACAAATATATCATTTGAGATTTCAATATATATTAGACATTTAAGGATTAACTAAAAATAAATTAAAAAATCATTTAAGTAGAGGTAATTACCGACTGTGCCTGTAGTTGCAGGGCACGTTAAACTTAAGTGCAACTGCCAGAAGACAGTATATTAAATTGTATTGCCTTAATATTCTAATGTAAAATAGGCATTCGTTATTTAGGGTGCTTATTTTGCGTTATAAAAAAGATGGATATGTTTAATTGTCACATCCATCTTTTAAGTTATCCATTAATATTAAGTTTTTGTTTAAGTGCGGTTTGAATAACTTGAGAAAAATTAATATTGTTTTTTTCAGCCAAGAATTTTAACCACTGAGGCATAGTTACAGTTGTTTTAACAGAAGTGTTTTGGATTGCTTCACGATATAGTGGCATATAAACGTCAACTAATAAAGGTATCTGATTTTTATCTAGTTTTATTTTACTGATAGAGGATGGAGAAGGTATTTCAATATTATCTTCTTCCATGCCAAATAGGTGAAGAGCTAAAACTTCTTTAGCGCTTTTAACAGCTTCATCCATATTATCAGCATTTGATACACAACCAGGTAAATCAGGAAATGTAATACCTATATCATTTTTATATTGAGTTAATATAGCCGGATAAATATAAATATCTTTTTTCATATTAGATTGACCTCCTATAGGAATAATATATATTGAACTCTCAAGGGAAAAGGGAGGGATTAAGTAAATTTAATCCCTGTTTGTTTTTGGATACTCTTTATGTTATTTAATCCTAAATCTTTTACTGGATGTCTTACTGTTGTTAGCTTATGGCCATCTGTATATTGATAATGATCACCAACAATTCTTTTTAAGTACCATCCATGTTCTTCAAGTATTTTCATTACTTCCCTTGACGAGTAAGATTTCATTTATTTCCCTCCTACGACTATATTATAACACGTCTTATTAGACGTGTAAAGCTATTTAAATATAAATAATTGAAGTAATAGAATAAAATTCAATGTAAAGATAGGCATCCATCATCTAGGGTGCTTATTTTGCGGGTAGTAAAAGTAGAGAGGAATTGTTCATCCACTCTACTTAGTTTTTAATATTAAGTTGGTCTTTTAATGCAGATTGTAAGACTTGAGAAAAATTAATCTTTTTTTCTTCAGCTATTTTATTTAACCATGAAGGAATTGTTAAAGTCTTTTTCACTGCCTTATTTGCCATTTCTTCACGTATCAACGGCATATAAGCCTCTATAGGAACAACAAAACTTCCTAGTTGTGTTTTAATTTTCTCCGGTGGTGTAGGGGTTGGAATTTCATCATTATCATCTTCCATACCATATAAATGAAGTTCTAATGCATCTTTTGCCATTGTAAGAGCTTCAGTTAAAGTATCACCTTCAGTTATGCATCCAGGTAGATCAGGAAATGTTATGCAGTAGCCGCCATCTTCTGAAGACTCAAATAAAGCAGGATAAATATATTTGTCCATTGAGTACAGCCTCCTTTTTAGAAATTATATATGAACTTTTGCAAGAGGGCTTTATTTTAGCCCTGCTTGCTTAAGTATTGAGTTTAGGGTTCCTGGTTTAAGGTCTTTATTATGATTTGGTATTGTTACTTTACCAGGTATATCAGGATGAATTAATTGAATATGTGAACCGCCTTGATGTTTTATTATCCATCCTTTATCATTCAGAAGTTTAAGTATTTGCTTTGGTTTCATCCCCTTCCTCCTTACAATTACATTATAACACGTATAAATAACACGTGCCAATAATATTTATATAAATGGAATAAGAAATTTAGTTAAAGATAGGTGAAAAGGGAAGCAAATATTGATTAAAAATAAGGCTTTTTTTAATTCCAAAACAAAACGAATAGGCAGGTGGTGACAATGTAGACATCACTTCAGGGAGACTATTTGCGGAAAAATTAATTCAGAGGTTAAGGATAGTAAGTTATTAGCTCCCGCCTTTGATTCGAGTAAGGACATTGCTGATGTAGTGGGTACTATCAAAAAATTGGATAATATTTCCATTGAACAAAACATATCAAATACTGTACAAAATACTGGTACATCAGTTGAAGGTAATGTATCAAATGTGGCTCAATAATAAAAACAATTATAGAGTACTCAGTATTTTCAGTTTATACTCGTTATTTTATGCTTGCTATTATTGAAAAAATATGATTAAAAAGACACAAAATGTGATATAATATATCTAAAAGAAGCCGTTACGGTTTTAAAATTGTCTAAGTATTTTTAATCAATTAAGATGTGCTTTGCGAGAGCTCATCTTAATTTTTTAGATCCTGAATCTTTATCATTATTAATGTTGATAAATAATTCTTTATTGCTATTTTTAGAGCTATTCTTATACTTGAGGATAGCTTTTTCTTTTGAATGTGCAAGTACGGCAAAAATTCCAAATATAATTATTGCTGTACTACATATCATAGCAGTAATTGCAAATTCAGTACTCATATACGTCATCCCCTAGTATGATAAACATGTAAACATTAAATAATAGTTTCCCTGCCTAAAACTTTAATCTATATAACATCTTTATAGTTCTAAAGTTCATTTATATAACTATTGTTTAATAACTCATCTTTTGAGACAATATTCTCGTATAGATAGAGGTTTACACCCACCCCCATGAGGCTTTTTGACCTTGGAGCAGAGACTGCTGCCTCTTCTTTGCGAGATGTTGCGTATGAGCTGGATGTCAATTGTATTTTTACAATTTTTCATATATCGAACTAGGCTGTAACTTGTATAGATGAGAGGATTCTATCTAAATAATCGTTACAGTGCTTGATCAAATTTTTCCTGAATATAATAAGTTATTTTCTGATATTTGGGGCGTAAGTTCTAAAGCTGTTCTCGAAAAATGCCAAACTCCAGAAGGAGTATTAGAGTTGGATATAAATGATTTAACTGAACTATTGAAGACAAAAAGTAAGGGAAGACTTGGTTTTAATAAGGCTGAGGAGATTCAAAATGCAGCTAAAAATACTTTTGGCATTAAGATAGCTAAAAAAGTTTTTAAGTTTCAAATAGAACAACTTATTAGTCAAGTACTATTCCTTGAAAAACAAATGAAATCTCTAGATTCAGAAATTGAGTTTTATTATAGTCAATTTGACTGTCATCTAACAACTATTCCTGGAATTGGTCCAACTGTTAAGCAATCAGGACAATTTCTATCTAATAAAAATAAAATGTCTAAAAGAGGATCACCGTACCTTAGACGTGCCTTATTTTTATCTGCTTCAACATGTGTCTTACATGATAGTCCTCTTAATGAATATTATAATAAAAAGCGAAGTGAGGGTAAACATCATTTAGTTGCCGTAGGAGCTACGTCTAATAAATTAACACGTATTGTTTTTGCTGTTATGAGAGATAACAAGGATTATGTCCCTATTAGCTAAGCAATATTATAACTAGACTAATAGCTTTATGTAAAATTTTAGCTATTAGTTATTTTAATAGTTTATTTGCTTTGCTCAAAATACTTCCTTATTATTCGTTTTTAATCTTCATCTAAAATAAAAAAGGCATAACTCTGCCTTTTTATTAGTAAACAAAATAAGAAAACTGTAAACTAATTAGTTTCAATATATTTTTTTTGCATTTTTAGGTAATAAATACACATCTTTTAAAAACTTTAAACTATTATTTGCTTCAATTTCGTTATAATTAATATTCATTTTACATGCTATATCTTTGGCTATATCATTAAATAAATCACACATAATAAAAACTGATTTCCAAATACATTTCATTTGTCCGGAAGGATATGTTTTTAAGAATGTATCCCACGTCTGGTTTTCTAACCACCTATACATATATTTCCCTGATTTTCCAACACTAACAGTAAAATTTGTTTTGAATCCTATTTCCCACTCCATTAAATGAATTAACTGTGGGCGAACACAATAGTTTATCATATCCATTACATATGGTATTTCTTCACGCCATAATCCCTTTGCCACATTATTAAGACACCACCAAAATTCATTACATGTATCAAAAAAATTATATTCTGTTGGTTTCCTAACCCTATAATCCTTATCTGTTGGCTCTGGCATATTGGGTAAGCATTTATCTTTATCAAGTAATATTCTGCAAAGTCTGTCACCTTTAATTTCTTTTAGCACATGTGATACTGTGCATACGTGTAAGTCAAGACGATTTCCATCACAAAATTGAATAAGCCATCCATAACAATTATCAACATCATGTTTATAATAAGAATTTTCTTCAGGATATTGCATATATAATCGTTCACCAAATTGGTTAATCCAATCTTTTCGTTCACGAAATGACTTTGTTTCTTCAACAACATATACAATATCATAATCCTGAAAAATATGTTTTATAGCATTTGGATTTGTCCTTGAGCCACTCATGTAAACTGCACGAATTCTTTTATCATTCTTTGCTATATTCAATATTAAATTAAACATTTCTTGTTCTGTTCTCATTGTAGTCTCCTTAAATATAAAGGCCTTCTAATTTGCAATATTTTATAGTTACGGTACAGCTTAAGAAAACAATGAACTTATTATTGATAATATAATTATTAAGAGAATAAATATTATAGATACTATTTTTCCAGATTTGGCTAAGTAATCGTTTTTATATTTATGTCCAATAAATAGTGACATGCAAAATAGAGCCAAAGAAATTATTCCTATTGGAAAAGATACTCCAAGTTCATTTAAAATATACTCCCCTATATATTTTCCATTAATAAAAGTAAATGAAAACATGATAGAGAATATAGAAATTATCAACGATGAACTTCCTATTCCCCACTTTTTAGAATTAGTCATTTCTACCATAATTGCCCTCCTGCAAAATTTATTAACTTGTCGTAATAAATTACTCTTACGAATTTACACATTTAAATATTTTATAAATTTTTTTTAGAATCTATTGACTTCTCATAGCTGGTCTCTGCTGCTAGATTAACCGTAACGACCTCTTTGGGAGAGATAAAATCCCGGGGAGTGACCAACTAAAAACACCAATTCTCCTATTAATTATTATAACATAAGTTTTAACCAGTAGGGGCTGTTGCATTAGCATAAAAAATTATGCTAATGCAACAGTGCTTTTTTAACATTTTATAGAAATTCACACGATAATTTAAAGCAAAATAAACTTGATAACTAAAAAATGACGCAATTTAATAAGCCTTCGATATTAAGACTTTTTTTATTTACGAAGCCTTTAAAATTTTAAAATTAAGCGCTCTTTTCAAGTTGAAAAAGATGTGTCCCTGTTCTGGCTGACTGAATTTTATTATGAAGCTTATTTATATTATGTGCCATCGCTAATAGAACATTTTCCGCCAAAATATTCTTTTTACCTTTACTTAGATATCTACGGAATCCCATATCCTGTTTTATCTCTGCAAAAGAACCTTCAGCTTGGATACTTCGATTCATTCTTAACTCCTAACCTTCTTCACTCACAATTCTTTCAAGATTCTCTTTGTGAAGCATGTTGAACAGCTTTGAAGTTTCAAGATTTTTGACTCTTTCTTCTAATGGAATTTTACAGTTATTGCAATCTTCACATGTATAGATTGTTTTTTCACTTACATAGCCAGTCCGGCTCTTCCTTTTTATTATTCTATTTACAGTTAACTCCTTATTATTTTTACAAGTATAATAATCACCCAATTTGTCGTATTTCATATTTTCTATCCGGCTTATATCATTTTTATATTTTCTTGTTTTTGATATTTCATAATTTGCTGGTTTAATATATGATAACTGTCCGTTCTCTTTAACATAAACATAGTTTTCTTCACTTTCATAACCTGCATCCGCAGTAATTTTAAAATACTTAAAATACAAGAAGTTCTCCAT